ATGAGCGCCGGCCAGTACCGGACGTGCGCTAACTGCGGCGACCAGGTCGATGTCGGCCTGTCCGCGCGGGACTGGTGCGCCGGCTGCGAGGACACCGCGTACGAGCTGGCCTACCCCGAAATCAACGCAGCGCCCGGCGCGCTTGAAGTCTTCGCCTACAAGCACACCCAGATTCGCACAGTCATCATCAACGGAAAGCGCTGGGCGGTCGCCGCCGACATCTGCTCGTTCTTGGAAATCAAGGATGCGTCAGCTTCGCTGCGGCGCATCGACGACGACGACAAACTGATTATCCGCAGGTCAGATACTCCGGCTTCAAATAGGGGTATCTGGGACTCGTTTGCTGCGCAGGTCCAATCGATCGGCCTCGTCTCCGAAGACGGCGCAACCGATCTCGTGCTCGACTCCCGTAAGCCTGATGCCCGTCGGTTCCGGCGGTTCCTGACCCACACCGTGTGGCCATCAATCCGTGACACCGGTTCATACACCACGGCGCCCGCGCTACCGCAGAGTCGCGAGGAACGCCTCGCCCTGGCGGTTATCGATGCCCAACAGATGCTCGCCGAGAAGGACGAGCAGCTCGCGGCGATAGCCGGAGAGAAGAAGTGCCTTGAAGCCGCCATCGAGCGGGATGCCCCGCTGGTAGCCAAGGCCGAGGCCCATACCGGTTCGGATTCCGCGATTCACCGCCAGGCGTTCGCCCGCGAGGTGCAGCACTGGGGACAGAAGCAGGGCGTCGACATCAAGCACAGCGAGGTAATGCGGTTCCTCAGCCATACCGGTCTGTTCATCCGCGGTGATCGCACCGACACTGGACACGCCACCGCCGACGCGCAGCGCCGCGGACTGGCATTTACCGACAAGGGCACCGCCAAGAACGGGCACGCCTGGGCCACAGGAAAATTGACCGCGGCCGGACAGGACTACGCCTGGAAACGAATCACCAGGTACATCGGCGAGAACGGGCACCTCCGGCTACCCCGCGAACTTCGATGCGGTGATCCAGCATGAGCGACAGCCTCAAACCGCCATGCCCAATCTGGGCCGACGACGGCACCAGCGGTATCGCGGTGTGGGTCAACGGCGGACTCGTTGAGATCACACTGGCCGGCTTCGCGCGCCTCACGCCGGATGAGGCCGCGGATCTGCCAGCCGCATTTACGCAGGCAGTCGACGACGCTCGATCATGGGCGGCGCGCTGGGACAGTGCTTCACGCACCTACACCGGTGGTGAGTCGCGATGAAATTCTCTGGCGACTACCTGTACCGAGTTCGTGTAGTCCGTTATCCCGATGGGGCTTTCCAGCCTATCGGCCCGATTGACCGTGAACATCCTGAGGATTCCATCTGGGAGCCAGTTCCTGGCTGGCATCCTCCGGGTTGGCGTCCGGTCGGGAACTACACCCAGATCATGGGCACCGACGAGTTCGTCTGGCCGGTAACCAACAAGGTCTACGGGTCACGCTCGACCGCACAGAAACGCGCCGACCTACTCGAATCCTACGGCGCAACAGCAATTGTCGAACGATCGTCACGGATCTCCTGGCCCGATTCTGAGCTGGCGGCCGCGTCATGACCAAGCTGCTGTACACGCGCAAGCAAGCTGCCACCGCGCTTGCGATGAGTGAGCGTCAACTCGACGTGCTGGTTGCCCGTGGTGACCTCGCAGCGCTTCGCGACGGCCGGCTCATCAAGTTCACGGCCGACGAGTTGCAGCGCTACATCAAGCAGTTGCCGGCCCACGAACCAGGAGCTGAGTTATGACCGCCCTGATTCGCCTAGCCGCGTACCTGCCCTACCTTCTCGGTGCTATCGCGGCCACCACTCTCGGAATGTCGTGCGCGCTCGCCTGTGTCGGCCGGTGGCTGCCGGCGGCCGGCCTCGCGGTCGACACGCTCGCGCTGGGCTGGGCCTCCTATCGGGTCGACTGGTGGTTGTCGCGCGACGACGACCAGCATCACCCGGCGTCGACGGCGCTGGCTGTGATCCGCGAGCAGGGGTGGACACGCCGACGCGGGTGCGGCTGTGACGAGGAGTTCCGGTGATGCTCTTGCGGATTGGTGTTGGTGTCGCTGGCCGTGTGATCGGCGCCGCGGTGGGCTACGGCTTTGGCTGGCTGTGTTCCACCAGGGCGGTTTCGAAGATCGATTGCACCGAGGCTTGGGAGCGCCGTGGCGACGCGTTCCGTTGCGATGGCCGCGGTGAGCCGTTCATTCCTAGGCCGCGGATCATCGCCGCGGACGCGCATGAATCGAGGCTGCAATGAGCGTCCGGTATGGGGATTGCGTCAATGATCGGGCGGCTTGCTGCCTGGATCTCTTTAGAGCGTTATCCGACAGAGAATTTGAGCGTGCCTTAGAACTTCTGAAAGTGATCTCTCCCGATCTCTGTGATCAGCTCCTTCAGTTCTCTTCAGATCTCAATGTGATCGTTGGGGTGGACTTGTTCGGCACCTTGGCAACATATCTGACTTCCCCTGCTGACGGTGAGTCCTGCACAGAACGCGGCCCCGCGGCAGGGGAATGCCCCGAGCCGGTGATGCCTGCTGCCGACGCGGGGCACCCGAACATCACTTACACCGAACTGCACTGCGCAGCTTTCGCGGTCCGCGACTACGGCGAGCAATGCACCACCGAGTTCGCACGCAAGTTCTGGGGCGATATCGCCGACAAGCTCAACGCCGCCGCGGCGGCCAAAAAGTAAAAAGCGGCCCCGTCCCGGTGCGCGCCGGGCGGGGCCAGAACCCACCAGGAAAGGAACCTTCCCGTGAGTGAAACTCAGGATACCAAGCAGGCCCCTCGCCGAAATTATGCGTGCATCGGCGAGTTCGTCGATTCGAGTTTGCCGCCGATCGTCAAGATCGGCGAAGACCAGTTCGGTCCGCTCATCCGCACCAGCCCATTCGGGAACAGCGGTGGCGTTCACCTCTGCCTGACGATCGAGCTGTGGAACCAGTGGAAAGACGCTGTCGACAAAGCCATTAGCGACTACAGCGCAACCCGGCTCGCGGCGGGAATCGCGCTATGAGGACTTTCACGCCCACCGAGTACCCGGCGCCTGGCCGCCGCATCGTCCGCGTCAAGCGGGCCTGCAACGGTTGCGGCCAGCTCGTCGGCGACGTCACCGAGCAGGAGATAAACGCCGGAATGGACGGCCTGCCTCTGCCTGATGTGCGTGGTGAATGCGACTGGTGTGCAACACAAGCCGGGCTCGCCTCCGTGTTGGCTGAACAGGCCGAGTTCGATGCCGACCTGGCCTACCTGCAGGGCTTATCCAGCGCGATTGTGGAGCACGTTCTCCACGCGACCGGCCCCCTGTACTACTCGTGGGGCATCTCGATCGCGGAGAAGATGCTCGACGAAATCTCGTTGACCAACCTGCGCGACATCGCAAATGTCATGTCACCGAACGAGCGCATCGCCCTGCTCAGGTCGGTGTCCTGATGCGGATCCACTGGTCGTTTCCCACTATCACGGCCGGCGCGATCATCGGCGCCGCCCTCTACTACTCGGTGCCCGCCGGCGCGGACCCGGACCCGGTGCTCGACTACGCCACCCGCAACGCCGGCCGCGTATGCGCCACCCTCGACCGGTATCCGACCCTGGCGGGTGTCGACGGCCTACTCGACGCCGTCCAACAAGACTCTGGATTCAGTGACCACGACACCGGCCGTGCCGTCGGACTCGCAGTAAACAACATGTGCCCCAAACACGCTGATCTGCTTCAGCGGTACGCGTACGCCGTCACCAGCGCGAACGGGGGAGTAGTCGTATGAGTCCTCGTCGGAACCGTAGCCGATCAGCTGACATCGCCGCCAAGAAGCGCGCCTACTACGAGGCGAACAAGGACGACATCGCCGCCAAGAAGCGCGCCTACCGCGAGGCGAACAAGGACGACATCGCCGCCAAGCAGCGCGCCTACCGCGAGGCGAACAAGGACGACATCGCCGCCAAGCAGCGCGCCTACTACGAGGCGAACAAGGACGACATCGCCGCCAAGAAGCGCGCCTACTACGAGGCGAACAAGGACGACATCGCCGCCAAGAAGCGCGCCTACTACGAGGCGAACAAGGACGACATCGCCGCCAAGCAGCGCGCCTACCGCGAGGCGAACCCCGGACGAAACGCGGAAGCCTGCAAGCGATTACGGGAACGCCGAAAAGCACTGGAAGCCAAAGAAACCAAACGCTGCTGTGACATCTGCGGGATAGGCTTCGACCGAGCAAAGCGAGTCCGCGGCACCAACACATGCCTCGACTGCTTCGACACCTACCGGGGCATCGTATGAGCGCGCCCGCAGATCAGATTTGGGCTGATATCGAGCGCACCGCGTGTGACGGCCACGTGACCCACCACGGCCCCGCCACACACATCGTCCGAATCCACCAGCTCGACTGCTGCCAGCCCCGCGGCGACCGCGACCCACACGCCCTCACCCCAGACGGCGCCATCGTCCTACTGCTCTGCCTGACCTGCCTATCCGGCACCGCGCAACGCATCCAAGGCGACATCTCCAACCGCCTCGCCGCGCTACCGCGCGGCACACACCACATCGCCTGCCTCACCTGCGGGCGCCCCATCGCATGCCTACACGACATCCTCGAAACGGAACGACTGTGACTGACTTCCTCATCCTGATCACCGTTCTCACCGCACTCTGCTCCGTCGCGGCGTTCGCGCTGGGCGATCTGACCGTCAGCGCGTGCGCACTCACAATCGGCATAGTCACGTTCGCGGCCGCCGCCACACTGATCCGCCGACACGACGAGGCACAGCGATGATCGGCCCACGCTGCGGAACCGATGTGGACTTGCTCGCAGTCGAATGGGTTGTCACCGAACGCATCCGCCTACCCATCAACGCCGCCGAACGCCGCGAAGTCGTGCGCAGGCTCGCCGGGAAACTCACCAGCGCCGAGATCGGCGAACTACTCGGCATCGCAAAACGATCAGTCGACCGCATCCTCACCAGCATCCGCAACGAACGACGGGAGCTGATCGCCTCATGACGTTCAACATCGGCGACCAAGTGTGGTGGAAGACAACCGCCACCACCATCGCGCGGGGCACAGTCCGCGAACTCGAGGACCGGCCAGGGGTTCAACCCGACGGCGAAACCGGGCTGGTGTACCTCGACGTGCAACAGCTCTACCAAGAGATCCCCGCCGAAGACGGCGTGTACAGCGGCATCGACGACATCTCGTACCACGCCGACCTCGACAGCCTCTCATCGTCCGGCGCCCGCGCGCTGCTTCCGCCGAGCTCGCCGGAGATCTTCGCGTTCCAACGCCTCACACCGCCGGACCCCAAGCCGGAGTACGACTTCGGGCACGGCGCCCACAAGTACGTGCTCGGCGAGGGATCCGACATCGTCGAAGTCCCATTCGACAACTGGCGCAGCGGTGGTGCACAATCCGCCCGCAAAGAAGCCTGGATAGCACACCAGGTGCCGCTGCTGTCCAAAGACGTCGCCAAGGCGAAAAAAATGGCCGACGCCGCCATGCGGCATCCGCTCGTGCGGGCGCTGTTCAACGACAGCGTGGACGGCGCACCGGAACTGTCGGGGTACTGGCACGACCAAGAAACCGGCGTGCGGCTGCGGTTCCGCACCGACTGGCTGTGCCAACTCGGCGGCCGCATCGTCGCCGCCGACTACAAGACAACCACCAACGCCTACCCCGGGCAGTGCGAAAAGTCCTGCGGCGAATATGGATACAACATGCAGCAGGCCTGGTACGAAGACGGGCTCATCGCAACCGACGTCACCGACGACCCCGACTTCTGGCTGATCTTTCAGTCCAAGACGCCGCCCTTCCCGGTGACGGTGGGCCGGATCAAGCCGAACCATGTCGAGCTCGGCCGCCGGCGAAACCGGAAAGCCATCGACATCTATCACCAATGCACCGAAGCCGGCGTATGGCCGGGCTTCGGCGAGCACATGCACAGCTTCGAACTCCCCGCCTACGCCGCCTACCGACAAGAAGAGGAACTGGCATCATGACCGCGACCATCCAGCGTTACGCCCCGCCCAGCAACGGACGCGCGGCCGCAGCTAGTCAGGCGACATCGATCGAGCAGTCCCGCGCGATCGCAGACGTCCAGGCCGCCGTCACCGTCGCCCAAAACTGCCCCCGCGACATGGCCGACGCCGAACGCGAAATGGAATACGTCTGCAGCCGCCTGGACATGGCCGAGCAAGCCTTCTACCAAGTCACCAACCGTGGATCCGGCCCCTCAGTGCACCTCATGCGCGAGCTCGCTCGCATCTGGGGCAACGTCGACTACGGCGTCAAAGAACTTGCCCGAAACGACGACAAAGGTGAGTCCGAAGTTTTGGCCACGTGCTGGGACATGCAGAAGAACACCCGCAGCTCGCGCACGTTCATCGTGCCGCACCAGAGGATGCGCGCCGGGCAGCGCACCCAGCTCGTGGACCTGACCGACATCTACCTCAACAACCAGAACGTCGGCGCCCGCGCGGTCCGCGAATGCATTCAGACGATCCTGCCGCGCTGGTTCACCGAGAAAGCCCAGGACATCTGCCGCCACACCCTCGAGCACGGCGAAGGCGAACCACTCCAAGACCGCATCAACACCATGGTCGCCTGGTTCCGCGACAAGATCGGCGTCACCGAGAAGCAACTCGAAGCCCGACTCGGGAAGAAGCGCGGCGCCTGGTCAGCCGAGGACGTCGCGCAGATGAAGATCGCAGGCAAGTCCATCACGGCCGGCGAAGTCGGTCGCGACGAGATATTCCCGCCGATCGACGCTGAAACAGTCGACGAGCTCGCCTGCACCGCAGACACCGACGCGCCGCCAGCGGGGAAGCTGCGCGGCAAGGTCAAGCCCGCCGGCGCGGGGAAAACCACCACAGTGCAGGAGGAGGAAAGCCGGGTCGACGCCGGCGCAGATAGCGCCGAAACGCAGGAAGCCGACGCAAACGATACGTATGACGGCGCCGACCTGGCCAACACCGAACCTCCCGGCGCGCCCACCGAGTCCACGCCCGGCCAAACCGATCGTGTCGCCAAAGCCCTAAGCGCCGCAAAAAGCCGTAGCAGCGGGCTGAGCGAGAAAGCCCGCCGACAGTGCATCGACGAAATCGAAGCACTGTTCAACCAGGCCAACTGCGGCAACCCCGAAGACCGACACCTAGTCCTCGGCGAAATCCTCGGCACCACCATCCAACCGGAAACCGCGCTCACAGACACCCAATTAACCAAGGTCGCGGCACAACTCGACACGTGGAACAAGCACGGCGACCTCGACGCCCAGATCCGCGAAGCACTCAACACCGCAGACATACGGGCAAACCAAGACGGACAACAAACCATCGACGGCGGCAACTGAAAGGCACGAGCATGGGATCCGAACACCCGTACCTGCAACAACTTCACGCGCAAGCCTCCGCTGCGGGAGAGATCATTTCGGCCGACACCACCACCATCACTGTCGAATGCCAATCCCCTCCGGGGGTCGTGATCCCACTGCACCCCGGCGCCCGCGTATTCATACTCACCGAGCAAGACGCCATAGACTTTGCCGAAGGCGACTTTCGGTGAAGTTCGTTATTAATTCAGGAACTCTCGCTGAAACTATTGCTGCCGCAATCAGTTCGCTTCCAACCAGACCAGCCGCATCGATCCTCGGTGGCGTACTGGTTGAGGCACAACTCGGAACGGTCACGTTCTCAAGTTTCAACTACAACCGTGCGACCACGCGGCTAACCGCCGCGGACGTAGCTGACACCGACACTGTGGTGGTCGCGGGTCGGCTCCTAGCCGCAGTCGGCGCGAACTTGCCGAAAGGTCCCGAATGTCAAGTGACAGTCGGCAACGCAGAGATGGTGATCGCAACACCGCGAACCGAGTTCCGGCTGCCTGTGCTACACGCCACAGACTATCCACGTCTGCCTGTCATGGGATCGGAGGACGCCATCGGGTGCGTAAACGCTGAATCCTTCAGTGAAGCAGTGCATGTGATTGGCCGGTTTGCCTCCACCGATGCGCTACCAGCCGAGTTTACGGCTCTCAACATCGACTGTCGGCCGGGCCAGATGCGACTGTGTGCCACCGACCGTTACATGATTGCCCGCCGCGAGATTGAATGGACCGGCGCTGGCGAAGCCAACATCAACGTTCCCGCGGCAGACCTGCTGGCCACCATCAAGGCCGCCTCCGGTAACGGCGCCGAACCTATCGAAATACTCTGGAACGGAGCGACATTAGGCTTGCGGACACCGTCAACCACCGTTATCACTCGGGTGCTCGACGAGGAGTTCCCCAACGTCGACAGAGTTCTTAGCCTCAAATCACCGTTTCACGCAGCTGTTACCGTCCCAACCGCCGAGCTGGCGTCAACACTGAAACGTGCAGCGTCGATCGCCGACGACCAAAACGCCCAGATCGACGTCGCGATCAACTCCGACACACTCTCGGTCACAACGACGCAGTCCACCGCCGGCAACATCGACGAGACAGTCGCCGCCGTTCAACACGGGGGAGACCGAAAGATCGCCCTATCCAGCAGGCGACTGCACAAAACCCTCAGCGCCATCGACGACCCGAACGTCACGCTCGCCTTCCTAAAGGAAGGACACATGGTCTACGCCTTTCCCGGAGCTATCGACACGAATCGTGTGCCGCCGCAGCGTGACACCGTCGCTGCACTCATGGGAATCAAAGGAAGGGAAGGACAGTAACCGTGTCAGTGAACATGCCAGCGGTCGTCTTCGTCGACCTGTATCAAGTGCCAGCCAAGAGCGTGCTCGGCCGCCCCTCCCGGCGGCCGCAGCGTTGGCGCTGGCGCGCCATCAACGGCGGCAACCACAGAGTCCTCGCCGTCAGCTCCGAGGCCTACACCAACGAGGCCGACTGCCGCGCAGCCATAGATCAGCTGTTCGGCACCGGCACCGATGTCTACCTACGCCGAGACGGACACGCCGATCTACTACTACGCGAGGCCAACCCCGAATGACCGCGACCCTGAACTACACAGAACAGCTCATCGTTGAGCACTGCTGCAGATGCGGAATGGCATTCGCTATGCCAGCCGACTACCAAAGCCGCCGCCTCAACGACCACGAATGGTTCTTCTGCCCGGCTGGCCATCGCCAGCACTACACCGGCCGTACTGAGGAGCAGAAGCAGCGTGCGCGTGCCGACCGGCTGGAACGCCAGCTCGCCAACCGCGACGAAGACCTCCGCTCCACACGCGCATCGCTGATCGCCACCAAAGGTGTTCTCACCAAGACACGCAAACGCGTCGCGAACGGCGTGTGCCCCTGCTGCAAGCGCACGTTCGCCGACCTGGGACGCCACATGGCCGGACAACACCCTGACTACGCCGCAGAGCGACAGCTGATGACCTCGCCGACCCAAGCACCCGACACAACCACCGAAGGCATCCTCCTCAGCACCCTCGGCCTGATCCGCCGCGACGGCTGGCGACACAACGCCTGGGGCCTAGTCCCACCCTGGTGCATCCGACGCGCGATCAACCACGTCGTCGACCGGGCACACGAGTTCCCGCACGAACGCGACGCAGCGAACCAGGCGGCCCGCCAGGCCGTCTCGGCAGCACTCGGCCAACCCCTCGGCCTCATCGGCTTCTGGGAAGGCCAACCAGGACGCACACAAGCTGACGTCGAAGACATGTTGGAGAAAGCCATCGCAGGGGCAGCAGCATGACCGTGCGCCTAACCTCCCAGATGAGCGTGGAGCTGGTCAAAACAGACTTCTCCGATGAGTGGCCGTGCTTCTCGGCGTGGACATCCACACGGGGCGACGAAGCGACGCCGCAGGCGCGCGCCGGCCTGATCTACCGGCTGATCAAAGACCGCCACGGCACGCCATTCGAGCACATGGACATCACGTTCCGGGTGACCGCGCCGATCTTCGTGTGGCGCGAGCACCACCGCCACCGAATGGCGTCCTACAACGAGGAATCCGGCAGATACAAGAAGCTAGCACCGGTGTTCTACCTGCCCGACGATCTACGCCCCCTGCAGCAGGTGCCCGGGTCGAAATCGATGGACTATCAGGTGGCCCCCGGAACAGATGATCAATACGCCCTGCTGCAGGCAGCTTTCCGCGCCACTTGCGAGAACAGCTATCGGCAGTATGAGGCGATGCTCGACGCCGGGATCCTGCGCGAGGTGGCGCGAATGGTGTTGCCCGTCAACATCATGTCCACCTGCATCGTGAAGATGAATGCGCGTGCCCTGATGAACTTCCTCTCACTGCGCGTAGACAGTCCCGATTCCTGGTTCCCATCGAAGCCGATGCGGGAGATCAACGTCATCGCCGCCGAGTACGAGGGGCACTTCGCTGCGCACGCCCCAGTGACGTACAGCGCCTTCGTCAGCAACGGAAGGGTCGCCCCGTGAGCGACGACAAGATAAACCCATCGCACTACCGCGGATTCAGCAACGGCGCCGAAGTCATCGACATCGCCGAGCGGCTGAACTTCAACCGCGGATCCGCGATCAAATACCTCGCCCGCGCCGGCCGCAAACAAGGCGAAGCGACCATCGAGGATCTGAAAAAGGCCCGCTGGTATATCGACCGCGAGATCAACCGAATCATCGCCGACGGCAAAGAAGTGCCTGCCGGGACGGAGGCGACATGACCGAATCCCACTTTCCCGGTTGGCACTACGCCGAGGCCGAGCGGCTACTCGCCCAGGTCGGCGAGATGGACCCCGGCCTGCGCGTGACGCAAACGTTCATCGCCCGCGCCCAGGCGCACGCCACACTCGCGCAATGTCGCAACCTATTCCCCATTGGGGCCCGTTACGTGGACGTGACGGGGGATCGGTTCTAGCAGATGACACTGACACTGACCGACTTGTTCTGCGGCGCTGGCGGCAGCTCCACCGGCGCCATCGCGGTACCCGGGGTAACCGTGCGGATCGCATCGAACCACTGGGATCTGGCCGTAGAAACGCACAACGCCAACCATCCCGACGCCGACCACCTGTGCGCCGACCTATCGGCTGTCGACCCACGCCGGTTCCCGCGCACCGACCTACTCTGGGCCAGCCCCGAATGCACCAACCACTCGGTCGCCAAAGGCCGCAAACGCGCCGACACGCAACCAGACCTGTTCGGCGAGATTCTCCCCGACGCCGCGGCCGAACGCTCCCGGGCCACCATGTGGGACGTACCCCGCTTCGCCGAAGCCCACCGGTACCAGGCAGTCATCGTCGAAAACGTTGTCGACGCCTGGAACTGGCAGCCGTTCCGGGCATGGCTGATGGCGATGGACTCCCTCGGCTACGACCACCACATCGTGTTCCTCAACAGCATGCACGCCCAGACGTACGGGCCCGGGGCGCCGCAGTCACGTGACCGCATGTACGTCCTGTTCTGGCGCAAAGGCAACCAACGGCCCGACATCGATCGCGTAACCGCGCCAGTCGCCGTGTGCCCACAGCACGGCGAAGTCCGGGCCCGGCAGGCGTTCAAACGCGTCGACCGGGCCCCGTGGGGGCGCTACCGCCAGCAATACGTCTACACCTGCCCCGTCCGCGGCTGCATCACCGTCATCGAACCGAATTACCGCCCGGCCGCCGAGATCATCGACTGGACACTGCTGGGGCAGCGGATCGGAGACCGTGCCAAACCACTGGCAGAGAAGACACTGGCGCGGATCCGCGCCGGCATCCAACGCTACTGGGCGCCGCTACTCGTCGAAGCCGCCGGAAACACCTACGATGCCGCGAATCCCCGCCATCCAGCACACGGCCGCGCTGACGGCTACTACCGCGCATGGCCGCTCGAAGACCCAATGCGCACCGTCCACACGACGATCTCCAAAGCACTCGCCGTACCCGTAGAAAGCCGCCTCCGCAAGACTGCGCAAACAGTCGACGAGCCACTACGCACCCAGACCACACGCAACGAGACAGGCCTGGCGTTCATCGCCGAACTGCGTGGCGGCGGATCCACACACCGCCCCGTCACAGACCCGCTCTGCACCGTCGTCGCCAACGGCAACCACCACGGCCTGGTGACCACCTACTACGGCAACGGCGCAACCCGGCCGGCCGCCGACCCGCTGGCCACAGTGACGGCGACGGAGCGGCACGCGCTGCTGATGCGGAACAACGGCAGCAAGGGCGATGGCGCCGAGATGGTTACGCCCGCGACCGAACCCATCCGCACGGTGACGACGAAGGGGCACCAGTCGCTGCTCGCTGCTGACAGCCCCACCATCGACGTAGACGACGTTCTGTTCCGGATGCTCGAGCCCCGCGAGATCGCCGCCGCCATGGACTTCCCCCGCGAATACGTCATCCTCGGCAACCGCCGCGAACAAGTACGCCAAGCCGGGAACGCCGTCACACCTCCGGCCGCACGCGACCTCGTCGGGGTCGTCGCCGAATCACTCGGGGAAGGCGCGTCATGAAGCCAGAGAAGATGTTGGAAGTGTCGACCCGCAACCACCAGATGGCGGTGCTGCGAGACGAAGGCCTCTATCGACACATCAGGTTCGCTGAGCCAGGTACATCGATCTGGCGCTTCGACCTCGTCACCTGGCCGGGCCACCTCGTCATCACCGGCGATCTTGAAGACTTCCATTTCGCGCGCCTGGCGGACATGTTCGAGTTCTTCAGAAATCCCGTCGGATACATCAACGCGAGCTATTGGGCTGAGAAGCTTCGCGGCCCGACCCGATATAAGTCGTACTCCCCAGACCGGTTCAAACAGCGCGTATTCGAATACTTCTGGGAAAGCCGAGCCTGGACCCCCGGCCCCCACCGCCCGTTGTGGCAGGCCATCTGCGACCGCGTTCTTTCCGACGACGTCATCCACGACGAGTGCACCGCCCGCCAGGCGCTCTCCAACTTCCGATTCCACCTGATCAACGATCCCTTGCCGTCAGAGCCGGTTGAAGACTTCCGGCCGCACCGCATTCAGCGGCCGGCACAGCCGACGCACCGGGCAGCCTGCGACATCTTCGAGTTCACCGACAGCTGGGAATGGGACTTCCGCGAGTACGACTACCACTTTCTGGTGTCGCTGCACGCGATCGTCTGGGGGATAAATCAATACGACCGGGCCAAGGCGGCCGCATCATGAGCACGCAAATGGCGCGCCCATACGGTCTCCGGGCCATCTGGATCACCCCATACCTCTATCCCGGCTGGTATTGCCGGCGCCGCGACAACGGCCGACTCCAACACATCCACGGACGGCGCCTAGCACTGCACCGAATCCTCTGGGGTTTCAACAGATTGGTCTACATCCCATGACCGTCTACGTCGATCGGCCAACATCCCACTACGACCTCACCGAGAGCAGCCGCCGCGAAGCGGTGAAGCTCGGCGCGGTCGAAATCGGCTACATGAGCCGAGAGTCAATGGACCTTCTCAGACGAAAGCGGGACGCCTGGCTGGCCGCCAAGGCTGAGCGACACGACCGGGGCGGCGCGTCGTGACCACGCCCCGCCGCATCCAACTCCGCCGTACCAAAGGCTGGCGCCTGCACGACATCTCACCGGACGCCATCGTTGTTACGCGGTCGAGCAAGTGGGGAAATCCATGGCGCGTCGACTTCGCCGCTGTCGTCGGACCCGGCATGGACCACGTCGCCTACCTAACACCCGAAACTGCCCGTGCCATGGCTGTCGAGATATACCGCGCATGGCTCATCGCAGCCCACCTGGCCCCGAGCTGGAAAACACTCAGTTGCCGCCGAAGCTGGATACTCGGCCACCTGACCGGACTCGCCGGCCATGACCTTGCCTGCTGGTGCCCACTCGGCCAGCCGTGTCATGCCGATGTGCTGCTGGACATCGCGAACCGGGACGGCGGTGCGTTGTGACTGCGCCCTACTACCAAGACGAACAGGTCACGCTCTACGACGGCGAGGTGCTGACCATCGCCCGTGACGTTCCCGAACGACCGGAGGTTGCCGGCTGATGCGGATTCGCAGCACCAAACCTGAGTTCTGGCGTTCAAAGACGATCGCACAACTCGACTGGTCCACGCGCCTGGTGCTCAAGGGCCTCGAATCCTATGTCGACGACAATGGTGTCGGCAAAGACGACCTCGCGCTGATCGCCGCCGACGTATTCCCTCGCGACCTTTCCGCGAACCCTCGCGAGACCCTCGCGAGACTTTCCGAATCCATTTCTCGACTCGCCGACGCCGGTCTGATCATCCGATACACCTGGGACGGCGAAGAACTCATCTACATCGACAAGTGGAAAGACATCCAACGCGTCGACAAACCAAACAAAGGGCGTTTCTGCAGGCCAGACGGCACTCTCGACTACAACGAACCCGTCAATCGCGACAGTTACAGGAACCCTCGCGAGACCCTCGCGAATACTCCCGAGACCCTCGCGCCTGGAACAGGGGAACAGAGGAACAGGGGAACAGAGGAAAAAGACGACGACTCACCTAGCAAGGCAACCCACCACCGCCCGCCAGACGCCGCCGCCGACGCCCCACCCGCCCACATCGAAACAACCCAGCAACGCACGCCACCGCACGCCAACGACGCAGCCCGCACCGTCGTCCGCCAAGTCCTCGGCGACGCTGGCTACCCCAAAACGATCCGTGACCGACTCGCCATCCAGGTCACCAAACTCGCGCGGGAACAACACCCAGACGCGCTCATCCGAGAAGCGCTCACCGAGTGGGACCGCCGCGCGGACTGCACCAAACCCGAGTTCCTCCCGACCGTCCTCGGAGATCTCGTTAAACGCTCCCGAGCCCAACCCGGCAACAACGGCAGACCGCCCAACAAGCTGCGCACGGTAGCCGAACTCGCACAAGCCGAACGCGCGAAAGAACACGCCGCACTGGCCTCGCCAACCACCCCGGAGCTGACCACATGACCACCACCGCCGACGCACTCGAAGTCATGACCATCGTCACCGCCTGCCACCACCGCACCGCACCACGCATGGACGATACGGAGGCCACGCTCGCCACCGCCCGCATCTGGGCCGACCTGTTCAGCGCGTACAGGCTTGAAGTGCCGGACCTGATCAAGGCCGTCAAGAAGCGCGCCCTATCGCACGCCGAAGCTCCCGAGCCGGCCGAGATCATCGCGCTCGCCCGGGAAATCCGCCGCGACCGCGCCGAGCGCGAATCAGAGACTGAGCGTAGGGCCCGCGAGGATCGCCGCGACGCCGAGCTTGAAAACCGCAACCGCCTAGCCGAAATCGCCGCCGGCATCGCCGAATCGAAAGTGATCCCCGATGCATGACCTTGACGACGACGACCGAGACCCCTACCCCCCGCCCTGGCACGCCGGCCGCCCCAAGCCGATCACCCGCGGCCCCGTCATCGAGGCCTACGTCGACACCGAAGCCCTCGAACACGCCTGCCCAAACTGCAACGCCAAGCCTGGCGACTTCTGCCGCCACGACACCGAACACGGCGGCGGACAACGCAAAGTGCCCTGCCCCAAACGCATCATCACCGCCGCACAAGCAGGAGCACCAAACCAAAAATCCAAAGGGGACCAGTGATGCCAGACCACGAAAACCAGCGCGAACTCGAAACCGCCGGCCCAAAACCCCTCACACCCGAACAAGCAGCCGCCTTCGACCGCCTCAAAGCCATCAACGACCAGCTTGAGATCTGGCACAAAACCCGCGAAATCGCACTCGACCAGTCACTGCTTTCCCACGCCGCGATCCGCCGAATCCGCCGCCTGTACCAGGAATTCGACGCCAAACACCCCAACACAACGGAAGAAGGCCAGCCATGATGGTCGAAGTGGAGTGGACGATCTCGGGCACCACCGAGCTCCACGACGTCAAAGACCAGCAGCAAGCCGCCGAAATCGTCGCCGAACTACTGCGGTCATTTGACCTGCCGGACACCACGAGCCACAGCACCACCTACAGCGAACCGCAGATCCTGCGGGCGTTCCAATTCCACTACTTCCCGATGCGCTGCCCACGATGCACGCTCGTCGTTTGCTACGACCAGAGCAGCAGGCAATGGTTCCACGTTTACTCGGGTACCCCAGCGTGCAACGGTGGTGCGACACCGTGACCGCCCCGGAGCTTGGCCCTTGCCGGTGCAACCCGGCACACGAGCATTCCGACTTCCCGCCGCACGCATGCGCCGACTGCGGCTGCCCTGAACATCGCCCGGTCGAGACAGCCGACAGCATCACCCTCCGCGGCGCCCAGACGCCCACAGAGCCGCCAGCACCGCCGACCCTGCTGACTATCCCCGCCGAGATCAACTTCGCGGAGCTGCGGGTCACACAGACCGCGCAATGGCTCGACCAGATCATCGCCGGCATCCACGAAACCCACCCAACACCCGCCGACCACCCACTAGCCGTCTGCGCACTCGCCGACCTACTCGAGCAAGCCATGCCCGACCACATCGACCCACTCGACGCACTCGCACTCGCCATCCGCCGACTCAGAGCCACCAACATCAGCGCCCATACAGGCCCACGACGAGCACTCGAAACCATCCGCAGAAAGGTCCGCCGATGAACACAACGGAACTACCGCCTGTCGGTTCGAAAGTGAAGCTGACGAGCGACGCACCACGCTGGTGGGATGTTCGGGCGGCCGACGGAAGGTTCGCCATTTGCACCCGACAAGCGGAGTTCAAGACGAAAGGCGAAGTCTTCTACACGATCCTCGACATCAAAGAAGGCGTTCGAGGCCCGTGCAACCTGATCGGCCAAGGCTGGCACGCCACAATGCCCGACGAGGCTTGCCAAGAGTTGCTTGAAGCCTTGCAAATCGGGGCGAAGAGGGGGGCCTGGGAGGGCATCGACGAAGACGCACACATCTCGTGGAAGAACGAAACCCAGCGATTCGGAGTCGAGATCTCTCATCGCAACCGCGTGCCGCTGGGCATCTACGCAATCCGGCTGTCCGATGCCTGAGACCGTGCACGTGCTCCCGGTAAACGACTTGATCGAGCACGACGAAGAGGGCACCGAATGCCCTTGCGGGCCAACGGTAGAGCCAGTCCTCGCCGATGACGGCTCCTGCGGCTGGGTGATCACACACCACAGCCTCGACGGCCGGGAGCGATTCGAATGAGCTTCCCAGCCCGATACGACGGCCGCTGCGCCAGCACCGACTGCGACTACGGCGACCACATCAGCCCCGGAGACGACGTCGAATACATCGACGACGAACTCATGCACGTCGCCTGCGCCACCCGCGCACGCCGATACCCACCCCTATGCCACAGCTGCCTAACCCACCACAGAGGGGAATGCCTGTGACCATCCAACTCTTCAGCACCAACACCAAGCCATGGATGGCCAAAGCCGCATGCACACAAGGCGACCCAGACCGCTTCTTCCCCGAAACCAAAGACAAAACCGCCGCCAAGAAAGTCTGCAACACCTGCCCAGTACGCGCCCAGTGCCTCAACCACGCCATCGAACACGACGAATCATGGGGCATCTGGGGCGGCCTCGACGAAAAAGAACGCCGCCACCTCCAACGCGTCAAGAAACAACCCACCATCACCCCACAATGCGGCACCTACACCGGCGCCCGAGCCCACTACCGCCGTGGCGAAGAAACCTGCCCAGCCTGCCGCGCAGCCATCACAGCAGAATCCAGACAACGCCGCGGCTACCAAACACGAACCCAACCCACCAAACCACCAACACCAGGCCCCAAATGCGGCACCGAAGCCGGCGCCAAAGAACACAACACCCGCCAAGAACAAACCTGCGACGACTGCCGGCAAGCCGCCACCCAAGCACGCCGCCGACGACTAGGGCTCAGCGCATGAACGAGATGACCGTAGACCAGGCCGCGGCAATCTGCCCGCCGGAACTTCAGGGGCTCATGACACGCGTGCGCACCCTCGTGACGGTTACCAACCTCGCGTTCACAGAAGATCTTGAGCCCAGTGCGGCAATAGCGGCCATCCGCATTGTGATTCGGCAGCTATACCGCGAAGAAGCCGCCGATCGAGCTCGAGATGGCGCACAGTGATCGTCCACCGCTGTCTCGCAGGATCGGCCTGCCGCGAAGCCACCACCGGCGACGCCGGCCGCCTGGGCGCCACCACCATCACCCCCAACACCCTCTGCCCGGCCTGCGACAGCTACTTCACCCACGCCATCCGCCAACTCCCACGCGACTGGGCCGAACTCCGCAACGCGCTCGGCGAACGCTCCAACACCACAGGAACCAAAATCCGATCCACCCCAACCCCAGCCATCCCCATCTCCACCCGCAAAGAAGCCCTCATGGCCGCCATCGTCGACATGACCGACCGCGCCGCCGCCATCGTCTCCGACCGCCTCCACACCGGCCAACCAGCCACCTACCACGGCCGCGGCATCCCCACCCACGCCGAACACGTCGTACGCGCCTCCATCGCGATCGTGGAACCCAACATCGACCTCCTGATATCCGCCCCAGCCGAAACCATGATGATCTGGGCGAAACCGGCGCGCTGCGACACCCACACCCGGCTCATCGTGGCGCTTGAAGAACGCATCGCCTCCGAAACCCGCCCCAAGGAACGCGCCACCGCCCAAAACCAACTCACCCGCGCCCACCACACCGCCGGCGCCTGCGATGACTGCAACGGCTGGGGGCACTACGGCCAAGAACGAACCTTAGTCGAAAGGTCCGGCCTCGATATCGCGCTCGAACTCGTCGAACTCCACAACCAAACCCGCGCCGAACTCGGCAAAACCCGACTACGCCACCGCTACCCCATGCCCTGCCCACGCTGCGGCGGACGCGTCGGACGCGACGACGGCCACACCATCATCACCTGCGACCGCGACACCTGCCGCGCCTCCTGGACCGAACGCGAATACCAGTTCCTCGCCGGCTTGATTACACGGGAAAGGCTCGACATGGAAATCCTCAAATGGCTACTCGCAGAAGCCTACACACGCCTCGACGACGCCCAACAACGCCTCAACAAGCTCACACCCGAAGATCTCGCACTACCCGGCGCCGGCCTCGTCATCGCCGAAGCCATGAACCAAGCCATCGCCGGCCACCCCACCCCCGAACAACGCGCCATCACCACCGACCAAAAAACCACCCAACAACGCCAAACCACCGAAGACAACTGGGCCTGGCGCAACGAAACCCCCTACCACCCACCAAAACGCAAACCCCGCAAAGCAACACGCCAAGCCGGACCACCCATCGAAGAACTCGTCAACCCCGAACAAGCCACCAACGCATGCCCCGGGTGCAACCTTGTGCACCGAGGCCAATGCGCATGACGCACGCGAAAGTTGGCCCCCACAATGAAGGAGAACTGATGAGCACCACCGATGAAGCAATCGAAATCCACACCGGCGAAGATGGCGAGCGCTACTGCAAATACGGCCACATCGAAGCAACCTGCGGCGAACCCGCAATCGGGTTACCACGCCTCATGATGATCCACGACCTCACCGACGGCCCGCTAGAACGCATACGCGGCGGCGTATCCAGCGCCACCCGCGAAGGCAGCAAGACCTACCTCCACATCGATTACGAAGGCCAACGGACCACCTGGGAACTACACAAGGCGCTCTTCGTCGACGGGCCCTTTGAAGGAAACGACCGCATGTGGATCGGTAGTCCCCCAGAGCCAGCAACAGCGGGTGACTGACCATGGCTTGCTCGCACCCCGGCTGCACCTGCAACGGAAAGCCAGACCTGGGCCGCTGCCCCTGCGGCCGTTGGCCGCTCTACGTCGGCCACTACGACCGCCACGGCAAGACAATCCGTTGTCGCGGCTGTCTCCGAATCCCGCCCGAATGCCGCTGTGGTTGGACGTAAGAAGGGATTATCGCGATGGGCAGACAGACATTCCGGGAGAACGTGGCCCAAGATTTGGCCCACGTGTTCGACTGCGTGTTCAGCCCCGGCAAGCCAGAGTGCGCCGTGTGGCCCCCATGGGCCAGCCGTCTACACACGCAGGTAACCAACTGGGCCGTCGAGCGGTTCAGCCAAGAAACTCCGTGCCGCTGCGGGCGCGACCGCTTCAGCGACGACGGCGAATGCGTCGCCTGCCCCGACGAATGAGCCCAACCCGCCGCGAGACACGGCTGCTGCAACTCGTCCACACCCTCTGGTGCGAAATCCGCAACCCCAGCGGAAACCCCGGCGCGCTCGAATGGGCAATACGCCAAGAAGGAATGGGCTGGGCACTTCCCAGCCAAATCGACGACGGCCTCAACGACGACGATTGGCTCACCCCTGACGAAATAGCCCACCGCCTCGGATACGCCACATCAACTATCTACGTCTGGGCCCACCGCTACAGTCTTCAACAGATCAACGGCCGATACCGTTGGGGCGACATCAAACAACTCCGCTAGCGGTGCTCGACGACCATCCCGCTGTCGAGCTCGGTGAAGATCCTCCTGCGCTGCCCCTGGCTATCCTCGATTTCCATGCCGAGAATTTCACGCCCGTCGTCCGGATGCGGCCCACGGTCAACTCGCACAAGCTGAACCTGGCCGGCACGCTCAGGATCGTTCAGCCACAACCCTTCAAACTTCCAAAGATCAACTCCCCGAACGTAAACGGGAAAGCGGGACTCGTCGATGTCGTTCAAACGATGAACCAGGTCGCCCGGTTTGACGCCATGGTTCATGGTCTGCTTCAGATCAGGGAAACGGACCTGCATGTTGATCTGCCGATTCGGCTCGTCATCACCCAAAGCGGTGACTTGGCCCCGGAAATACTCAACAGGATGGACACCGTCTTCCCGGATCGGCTGAATCGGTATTGCGACTTCATCGCCGATCAGCACCAGACATACCAAGGTCGGATGCGACGGGTACGGGCAGTCATCGCTCATGAAGCAACGGTATTCCCAGTAGGCCCGATACCGCGCGAGCGCAACACCGCCAGGCAGCTAAATGACATCGATGTGATTTCATGACATACTGACGCACAAGTACCGCTATGCCCAGATCCGGGTGTGGCGGTTTTCTACTTCGATTTACTGAGTTGGCTGATCCGTTGTGGTGAGAGGCCGAGTAGTTCGCCGACGTCGCGTACGGGGATGCCGGCAGCGGTGAGGTCGCGCACGAACCTGGCAGCCGCTTCCTGGGCGTGGTACATGACGTCTGTGGCCACGTAGCGCTTGTGCACGATTTCTTCAGCGCTGCGTGTAATGTCGCCCATCCCGGGCACGTCGATGCTGACTGAGATACTGATTTCCTCGATCGGTTCGCCCGTACTGATGGCGATCAAGCTGCGTGCCATCTCGTCGATCTCGTCGATACGGCGGGCTTGGGTGAGTTGGTCTATTTCGGGCACGTTGATCATCCACCAGCGGCCGTCGCGGGTGACTTCGACTTTGTAGTGGCCCATCACGCCTCCTTCTGGCTGTCTGCGATGGCCTTGTCGATCTTGCGGACCACGCCTGGGCTGATCGTTCGGTGGCTGTCGGGGACCGGTACCCAGGCACCTGACGGGTGGGTCCATTTGGAGTGGCGGCCGTCGGTGCTGGTCCGGGTGAAACCAGCAGCCTTAAGTCGCTTGGTGACTGACCGGGCGCTTTCCTCTTTGGCCACAACGATAGTCTAGTCCACTAGACACTATCTAGTAAATCTCGATAGACAAAAAACATTGCAGTTCAGAAGGACATTTTCAGGGGCAGGTGAAGACCAATGTCAGCAGGCGTCGACACCAGCCCAGGCGTAGGAGCATCCGCAGCAATCAACCGCTACTGGACCGCAGGCCCCGGACTCGCCAAATGGCGCGACAACCCACACCCCTGGACCACACTGCGTGACCTACTCCTGCAGTACATGTCCAAGGCGAAAGCCAACGGACTGGCCACGGAGTATTACGTCCGGGTGTTTGGGCACGGACCAGGCAAGAAGGTGAGTCACTGATGGACAGCCTGGCGCCAGTGGGCGTCGTCGCCAGCTCCCTCGCGCAAGCCAACAACCTGATCAGCGCACTGGGACTCGCCGGCGCCCGCGCCCTGCCCAGTCGCGCCGAAACTATCGAAGGCATGCGACTCCGCGCCGTGATCATCGACAGCAACGCGCTGCCACTGCCTGACGAGTACGAACAGGTGCTACGCGGAAGCCTACTGAAAACGCCCGGCCCCACCGGCATGTACGAGTTGCACCCGCACACGCGGCGCTGATGGCCGCCACGCCCGCACCACTCCATCTCGAACCGGGCGAACCAACACTCGGGCTGTGGTGCCCCACATGCATGCTGCCCAGCGGATACGAAGTGCGCGTCTACGCATTCAGCGCCAGCAGATGCGGCCTGATCGGCACCATCCGCCGCTGCCACGACTGCGGCACACCGATCTGATGCCGCGCGCACCACGCCGCTGCCCAGGCGGCAACGGCACCTGCACTGAGCTGATCGTCAACCGCCGATACTGCCCCGAGCACACCATCGCATGGTCAGGCGAACGCACAGCGTCGAGCCGCGTAACCTCGCAGCGCTACTGGAAAGAACACTTCAAGCCGGCCATCCTCGAACGCGACGGCTACCAATGCCAGATCCGCTACGAAGGAATCTGCACCGGCTACGCGACGACCGTCGACAAGATCGTCCCCGCAGCGCGCCGCCCAGACCTCGCCTGCGAACCGTCCAACGCGCGGGCAGCATGCGACCCATGCAACGAACACAAAGCGCGCACCGCCGACCGTGGCCTGCCGGAACCGCCACGCATGCCCATCTGATCCGCCGCCGACCGCCGCCGCCGACCGCCAGTACCCCCCATGGGTACCACCCCCCTCCCCGGGTAAGGGCGGATCGCCGCGGGGTTCTGTGAAATATGGTCTGTACGGGTTGGGGAAAAACCCCCGGGGGCGTACTGCCGAATTCGCTTGCGCGGTAAGAGATTTCATATCAACTCAAGTCTGTTGTGACGCAACATGTTTCATCATCCCGATATGGGATGGCGAATCCTTTCCTGATATAGGAGCCTTGCGATGTCCGGACCACCTGCGAAGCATTCCTCAACTCGTGCGAGGCGCAACCAGACCAGCACGAGGGCATTCCTGACGAAGCCGGACGACGCCGGCGACGTTCCCCAGCTGCCGACGACCATCGAGTGGTTTCCGGACGTGGTGACTTGGTGGGACGACCTGTGGACGTCGGAGCCGCGCGACGAATGGATTGACGCGGATCTCCATCTGCTGATAGTCGCGGCGCGTCTGTATCAGATGATGCTGGACCCGGAGACGAAGGTGACGGCGGCCAAGGCACTTGCTGGTGAGTTCCGGCAGATCATGGTGCAGTTCGGGCTGACACCGATGGCGCGGCGGACGTTGCAGTGGAATATCAGCAAGCCCGACGGCGGTGGTGATCCCAAGCCGCCGGCGAAGAAGACCACCACCAGGAAGGTTGCGCCGAAGAAGGCCGTAGCCGATCCTCGGTCGCGGTTCAGGGTCGTCAACGGCGGCTAGCGCCGCGTGGACTTCGTCGTCCCTCCGATCGAACCGGAGGGCCAAGAGTTCCCCACCTTGGGGGGCCAGGTTTGCGCGTTCCTCGAGGAGCGTGCCTGTTATGGGCCCGGCGACCTCAAAGGGAAGACTCTCGAACTTGATCCGGACCGGGTAGCGATCATCTACCGCGCCTACGAGGTATGGCCGATGGGTCACAACCGGGCCGGGCGGCGGCGGTGGAAGCGGATCGCGGTCTCGGTGCGCAAGGGGTTCGCCAAGACAGAGTTGATGGCGCTGATCGCGTACGCCGAGCTGCATCCGGAGTCGCCGGTCAGGTTCGACGGGTTCAACCGAGACGGCGGCCTTAAGCAGGGCCGTCCCGTGTTCGACCCGTACATTCCGATGCTTGCCAACGCCAAGCTGCAGGTGAACGAGCTCGCTTTCGGTGCGCTGAAGTACATCTGCGAGGAAGGCCCAGATGCGGATCTGTTCGATTCGTCGCTGGAACGGATCATTCGGCTCGATGTCCGCGGCCGCGCCGACGGCAAAGCGGTCCCGCTGGCCAACGCGCCGGACTCCAATGACGGTGGTCGCACGACGTTTCAAGGTTTCGACGAGACGCACCGCCTGTATCTGCCGTCGGAGCGTGCTGCGGTGACGACGATGGAAGCCAACCTGGGCAAGCGTGTTGCACAGGACCCGTGGTCGATGTCGACGACGACCGCCGGCGAGCCGGGGCAGAACTCGGTCGCTGAGACGGATCACTTCGAGGCTGAAGCCATGGCGCGGGGCGAGATCAAGCGGCCGCGCATGTTCTATTTCCACCGCCAGGCGTCTGACGACTGGGACATGGACAAGTTCGAGGACCGCGTAGAGGCGATCCGCGAAGCGTCCGGTCCCGAGCTGGCGGCGCGCACCGACTTGGAAGACCTGGCGTCGCAGTGGGACATCCCGGGCGCGGACAAGCCTTACCTCGAGCGGGTCTGGACAAATCGGTGGACACAGCAGGGCCTGCAGGCGTTCAACCTTGGCCTCTGGAAAACGCTGGCGCGTCCGCAGCTTTCGATTCCTCGCGGCGCGTACGTGACCGTTGGGTTTGACGGGGCACGGTTCCGGGATGCGACGGCCCTGGTGATGACCGACGTCAAGACCGGGTTGCAGCAGTTGGAATTCTTGGCCGAGCAGCCGCTGAACGTTGAGGACTGGGAGGTCGACGAGGCGGCGTTGACGGCGAAGTGGAACTACCTTCGCCGGAACTACAAGGTGTTGCTGTGCTACGGCGACCCCGCGTACTACACGGCGACGTTGGGCTCCTGGGCCGCGAGGGCCGGAGTCAGCCACGTCACGAAACGGCCAGTTGTGCAGGAGTTTTGGACAAACAAGCAGGACCGCATGGTCAAGGCGTTACTTGGGTATGAGTCGGCGATCAACTCGGGCGTGGTCACTTACTCCGATGTCGACTATTCGACCGGCGAGACCACGAAGCACGGCGACCTGACACGTCATGTCGGTAACGCCGGCAAGAAACTGTTGAACATCGTGGATCTGCAGACCGGCAAGCGGAAATGGATCCTCGGCAAGCTCCACAAGGATCGTAAGTTCGACGGCGCTATGGCGGGGGTTTTGTCCTGGGATGCCCGCATGGAGGTACTACCGCTGTTGCCGAAGTCGAAGAAGCGTGTGATCACGCGGATCAGATAGAAGGGGTGACGATTTGGCTGATCTCGCCCCCGCTCTTGAACCGTTGACTCCGGAGAAGTGGTTTAGGCGCTTGTCGGGCATGTTTGTTGAGCCGACGCGGCCGCCGTGGCAGGACGGTTTGCAGCGTCCGTCGACGGTGGCTTACGCGGATGGGTTGTCGCCGTGCCAAGGGTCGGTTTCGCGGTACGCGACGCCGCGTCACAAGTTCTTGGACACGTTGTGGTCGTACTATGTTGGTGATCCGCCGCTGCCGCAGATCGAGCCCGAGTACCACGATGTGTTTCGCAGCGTGCTGCGCAAGTCGCGGTCGAACTACGCGCCAATGTGTGTCGCGGCGATGCTGGATCGACTTGAGCTGCAGGCGGTGTCGACGTTCGTTGATTCGGACACCGACGGCGACGATCTGGCCGCTGAGATCATGGACGAAACAGGATTTGCGGCGTTCAGCAAGGATCTATTTGCCTACGGGTTCGGGATGGGCGAGTCCTACGGGATGGTAGTTCCCGGAGGCCCCGGCGATCCGGTGTTGTCGAACGGTCGGCCGTCTCCGTCGATCCATGCCATTGATCCGCGGCGGTGCATCGGTGTACCGGATTGGCGCAATCCGGTGCGACTGTCGGCGGCTTTGGTCCGTCAGTACGACCCGATCATGGAGCAGAATATCGCGTTCCTGTTTCTGCCGGGCTGGAAGTGGACGCTGCGCTGGGATACAGGCAAGCGTAAGTGGGATCTGGTCAGCGAGCGGCCGGAGCCGGTCGTGGGCCTTGAGAAGTTGGGCGGCATTCCGATTGTGCGGTTCGACAACCTCAACGGGATGGGGGAGTACGAGCCACATCTGGACGTACTGGACCGCATCATCGACACCACGCTGCAGCGGATCATCGGGTTCTGGTACCAGGCGTTGCGGCAGCGCGCGTTGCGTGGTGACGAGGACGAAGAAGAGGAAGAAGACAGCCCGGACGCCGCCGCCGCGGAGCCGATCGACTACGACAAGCTGTTCCGCGCGGGTCCGGGGGCGCTGTGGCGGATTCCGAAAGAGTTCGAGATTTGGGAGTCGCAGCAGACGGATTTCGGCCCGTTGCTCACCGGTAAACGTGACGATGTCCAGGAGTTTGCGGCGGTCAGCAGCACACCTCTGCACCTGATCAGCCCTGACGCCGCAAAGGGGTCGGCTGAGGGCGCGGGCCTATTGCGCGAGGCTTTGACGGCGAAGGTTCGTGACCGCCGTGCACGGTTCACACCGTCTCTGAAGTTGCTTTGGCGTATGGCGTTTGCGTTTGCTGGTGAATCTGAACGAGGCAAGAGGATGCGGCTGCACTGGGGCCCAATCGAGTTCCGGACGTTGGCCGAGCAGGCGTCGGCGTCGTCGCAGGCTCAGGGGACGCTGTCGACTGAGGATCGGTGTGAGCGGATTTGGCAGATGCCGCCCGATGAGACGGCCCGCAATATGCAGCGGCTGACCGCCGAGGATCTGTTGCGTGCGCCGGCGCCGGGCCAGCCGGCGCAGACATCGCCAGGGGCCGGCGAGCTGGCGCCGGCAACGGCTTTGGCTGGGTCTGCGACCGGCGATGACGGCGCCCGGTAAGCCAGCCACCTATCAGCAGGCGCTGGCTGAAGCGGCGAAGATACATGCTGCGCGTAGCGCCGCACCTGATCTGGTCGCGGTGACTGCGCATTTGTCGGAGCAGACCACGCAGGCCCGGGAGCGCGCGGCGGTGTGGGCCAAGCGCGCGATCCTGGCGCTGTGGTTATCGGTGAACCCGTATGACGGGGTGCAGGTTCGAGAGTTTGTGACCAAGGCAGCGGCGCTGATGGTGTCGGCGCAGACCGCGGCGGCCCGGGTTGCCGCTGCGGGGCAGACGCAGCAGCTGGGGGCGCTGGGGATTCCGGTGTCGGCGGCACCGTCGAACCCTGTCGATGTGCGGGCCCCGGCCGCGGTGGTGCGCGGCGGCAAGGTTCGGCTGCGGTACCGAGGCGCGAAGGTCGACTACACCGGGGCAGGCGATAGCGCGAAAGTGTCGGCCGCGGAGATGTCAACGGAGTCTGTATTTCAGCGGCCGGCCGCGCTGTTCCGATATCTGATCTCGCAGGGTGAGCCGAACGCTGACGCACAAGCAGTAATGCGGATCGGCGCGCTGATCGACGACAACCTGATGCTCGCCCAGCGGTTGGCGCAGCAGGAAGTCTTGGCTAAGGCCGTCGACCTGGATGACAACCGGGCCGGACGCGGCCGGCGGCGGGCCAAGATCATCGGCTATCGGCGTGTGATCCACCCGGAGCTGTCTCGCGGCGGCACGTGCGGCATGTGTATTGCCGCGTCGGACCGGATTTACAAGGTCGGCGAGCTTATGCCGATCCACCACCTGTGCCACTGCACGATCGCCGCGGTAACCGAAGACCATGACCCCGCGGACGATCTGAACGCAGTCGATCTCAACGCCCTGTACAAGGCGGCTGGTGGGACGTCGGCGGCCCACCTGAAGCGAACCCGCTACGTGGTCGACCAGCACGGCGAGCTGGGGCCGGTGTTGGTGCCGAAACGCAAGTACAAGCCGCGTAGCGAAGCTTCTCGTAAGAGGTCCGGCGGAACCGCGGTGTCGGATCCGGAATCCAAGGCGCAGATCGCGGCACGACTGCTACCGGGGCTGGAAAAGAACCTGCAGGACTTACGCAACAAGGGCCTATCGGAAGATTCACCGCAGATCTCCTATCACAAGAGAGCAATCGATCGCCTCCGCGGCGACTTGAAAGCGGAGATGAGATCCGTCGGGCCGGTTCGACGATGACCTCAACCTTGTGTTTCCCAGGGGCTATTTCGTCTACGCACATCGAACTTCCGCCTGGTTAACGGCGGCAGGCCCGCTATGGGCGCCACATCTCACCCGATATGGGAGTTGCATTGTCCACACCACTTTCTCAACCAGGTACGAGTCAGCAAGCATTGTCAGACGCCGCGAATGCGGCTACTGGTGGCCAGCCGCAGGGCAACGGCCAGCAGCAGCATGGCGGCGGCCAGGGGCAGCAATCCGGTGGCACCGATATGGGGTTCCCGGCCGAAACGCCTGTCAAGGACATGTCTGTCGAGCAGCAGCTGGCCTACTACAAGCACCAGAATCGTCAGGCCGACAACAAGCTGTCCGCGTTCAAAGGTGTTACACCGCAACAGGTACAGCAGATGCAGCAGCAGCTCGACGAGCAAGCCAACGCGAAGCTGTCGGCTGATCAGAAGGCGGTCAAGGATGCCGAGAAGGCTGCCCGTGCGGCCGCTGATGCTGAGTGGCGGCCGAAGTACCAGGCGTCCGAGCTGAAGTCGCTCGCCAGCCAGGTACTCAAGGGCGAGCAGCTGAAGTCGTTCATGGCGGTCACGGATCCGGCGAAGTTCGCCGGCGAGGACGGTGAGATCGACGAGGAGAAGGTGATGGGCCACCTGACAGCCATTTTCGGCGCGGACGGCGGCCAGGGACAGCAGCCCGGAAACGGCGGCCAGCAGCAGCACCAGCAGCCGTCTTGGGGGCAGCACAGCGGCGGCACCGGTGGCCAGATACGGCCCGGCGAAGCCGGCAGAGCCGAAGCGGCTAAGCGCTTCAAAACCACGTAACCGAAAGGACGCACGCTATGTCGACCGACATTTCGTTGCAGACGACGACCTATCAGGTCGGCAACAAGCAGTGGCTCCTGGACGAGCCCACGTTCAAGCCGAATGTGACGCTGGACATTTCGAAGTTCTCGCGCGACGAGGCCCAGCTGCTCACGATCGATGCCACCGGCGGTACCTACACCCTGGCCTTCGATGGCAGCGACCCGACCGCGGGTATCGCAGAGGCCGCGACCGCTGCCGCGGTGCAGGCGGCGCTGGCTGGCCTGTCGACGATCGGCGCGGGCAACGTGTCGGTCTCTGGCGCTGACGGCGGCCCGTACACCGTGACATTCCAGGGCGCGCTGGCCAGCCAGGACGTTCCGCTGCTGGTCGCCGACGACGCGCTGCTGACCGGTGGTGGCTCATCGGCGACGGTGTCGCTGGTCAACCCGGCCCACTACGCCAACGGCTACATCCCGTCGGGCACCGCGATCGGCGAGATCACCGCGACGCCGGGTCTGTTCGGCCCGTACGACGACACTGCCGTGGACGGCCGGGAGGTCTGCTACGGGCTCACCTACGCCGACGTGCGCGCGGTCCATCAGAACGGGACCGTCGCCGACATGGTCGGCACCGGCGCTGTCGTGTCCGGCGCCGTTTCCGCGTCGAAGCTGCCGTTCCAGTCCGGGACGGGCTCGATCGACGCGAACGGCAAAGCCGATTTGCCCACCATCCGGTTCGAGGCCTGAGAGGAGATTGACTGATGGCACTTTTCCTGGACGGCCCACTGCCGCTCGAAGATGTCCTGACGTTCACGCAGGAGATTCCGATTCCGTCGAACAACCGGTTCACGGTGGATTTCCCGGAACAGGACTACGTCGGTACCGACGAGATCGACTTCGCGACGATCAAGAAGACGAACCGTGCGGCGAAGTTCCGCAACTGGGATGGTTCGTACTGGGTTGCGCCGCGTGACACCGGGTCCGAGAGGCGGGTTCGGATGCTGCCGCTGGGCGGTCAGCTCAGTGTCGGCGAGTACGAGCGACGCCAGATCGAGTTCGCCCGTGTGGGCGGCACGATCCAGTCGATCCTGGTCGACGCGATCTACAACGACCTGCAAGACCTGGCCCGGTACGCGCAGAACCGTGTCGAGCTGGCGTGGGGTGACGTTCTCACCGATGGTGTGCTCACCATCGACGAGAACGGTGTCAAGCAGCAGGTCGACTACGGGATCCCGGCAGCTCAGAAGGTGACGGCGAACACGTTGTGGTCCGACCACGCCAACGCGACGCCGTTGACCGACCTGATCACCTGGACCGGTGTGTGGTCGGGCATCAACGGGATGCCGCACGGGCAGTTCCGCACTTCCACCGCGGTGGTGCAGGACCTGATGCAGAACAAGCAGTTGAGGGACGCGATCAAGGGCGACCAGACCGGCGTCACCTGGGTGTCAATCTCCGAGATCAACGCGTTCCTGGCCGGTTTCGGTATCCCGCCGTTTGTGGTCCCACTCGACGGGCAGCCCGGCGGATCCATCTACAGCTCGAGCTTCGACGTGGACGACGTCACGGTGGCGGCGTTCCCGGAGGACAGGCTGCTGTTCTTGCCTGCCGACATGTCGACGCTCGGGTTCACCGCTTGGGGCACCCCGACCACGGTGATGGAGCTGAACGCCAAGAACGTTCAGGTCGAGGTGACGACCAGGCTCATCGGCATCTTGGTCCGCGAGGAAGCACCGCCGTTCGTCAAGCGCACGTTCGTCGACGGCGTTGTTCTGCCGGTCATTGCCGACCCGCGCAAGATCCTCGTCGCCAAGGTCCGGTAACAGGAAAGAGGGGTTGCGCTGATGGCGGTAATTGGCGAGCACACGGTCTACCTGCGTGACGATGACGGCACCGTACACAGCTTCCTGCCCGGCCAGCGTGTGCCGGCGTGGGCGGCCAAGCAGATGGGTCCGCATTGCTTCGCCAAGGACCAGCCGGACGAGGAAGTGGCCGACTTCAGCCGCGGCGGTGGTGAGGGGCCGCCGCCGCGCGCCGGCGCGGGATCCGGGCGTGGCGCCTGGGCGGATTACGCCGCAGCACACGGTATCGACGTCGATGAGGACTGGAAACGCGACCAGATCATCGACGCCTGTGAGGATAAGGGCATCGCGGTCGAGTGACCGAAGGCAAGTTCGCGGCCCGCGCTGACGTGACCGGACGGTTTGAGGGCACCATTCCCGCTAACCGGCTGGACTGGGTCGACACCTACATCGGCGATGTCGAAACCGAACTCATGTACCAGGTGCCGTCCTTGCGGAAGTCGATCGAGGAGATCACCGCTGAATCGGTAGCGGCTGGCGACTCGGATCGCATCAACCGGGTCAAAGGTCTTGTCGCACGCAAGGTCTTGGAACTGTTCCGCAACCCGGACGGGTCCAGCCAGTTGAGCCGAACCACGCCGGACATCACCGTGAGTCGTACCTGGTCGCCAGACACGACGCGCGGCCGGGTCGAATTCAGCACCGCCGAGCTGGCTAAGGTTCGGCTACGCAAGAAGCGGCAAAAGTTTGGCACAATCCGGGTCGTCCCAGGTCTGATCAGCAAGTGAGAAGCTGTGGCTGTCGCTGAGGACCAGATGACCGGAGACGCCCGCGGGGTGGTCGCCGAGCTGCTTGAGCTACGCGGTCAGCCGATTGCGTTGGTCCCGGCGACGGGGACGGTGACGGAGAAGCCGGGCGGTGGTAAGGATTACGGCCCGGGCGCGGCGCGGGCCGTGCAAACGTTCGCGGTGTTCATCGCTTCTGGTGCTGATGCCCGGCAGGATTCGTCGGCGGATCAGGGCACGACGCGGCAGGTGCCGTTCGACATGGTCGGCGCTTTCGATGCGGTCGTGGAGGTGGGGGATGCGTGGGAAGACGATGCCGCGAAGTACACGGTTGGCAGTGTCGACAATACGAAGCCGTATCAGGTGAAGGCTGTCGGGACAGCGTTTTTGAAGGTGACGGGGCACGGCATTGGCTAAGTCCTATGGCCGGCTGACTGAGCTGAATAGCGGTCTGGTGCGGTTGCGGGACAACGTGAAAGACGTGAAGTCGGACTATGAGCGGCTGCTGGATACCCAGATGGTTCTCACCTCCGTTGAGGGTGAGTCGTACATGAAAGATCATGCGCCGTGGCGGGATAGCACCGGCAACCGCAAGGATCGTGTTCCTGGGGAGACGAGGTCTGCGCTGCATACGACGACGAGCCTAAAGGGCGCCCACAAGGTCATCCGGTTTAGTCACGGTGTGGCGTGGGGGATTTGGCTGGAGATCAAGAACAACGGCAAGGACCAGATCATCATGCCGAGTGTGGCGGTGATGGCCAAGAGGCTGATGAAGAGCCTGCGCGGCTCGCTCAGTGAGCTTCGGAAGCGGGCATAGGCGCGGTGGCGCGTGCCGCGGTGTTGACGCTGCTGCGTAACGATGCGCCGTTGGTCGCTTTGGGTGGGTCTGGGTTTGTGGTGGTCCCGAACTTTGAGGCTGATCAGCGGCCGAATGATGCGGGCGCGTTTATTGTGATCGCTTGGGGTGTGACTGATTTCGAAGAGGCGATTCAGGACAATGGGCCCTGGCATTTTGACCTCTACATTCATTGGCCGGTTGCGTTGTCGACTGACTTTGTGCGGATCGATGACATGAATGATCGGATCGACGAGATCTTCAAGGCGGTTGAGGATGGCCCGCCTGTGGTCGGCGGGGATGGCCGGGCCCTGTATTACGTGGGGTTCGAGGGCCGTGGCCCGGACTTCAAAGACAGTGGCTATCAGACGATTTGCCGGAAGGCGTCGTATATGGCCTTGAGTAACAAGGTAACTGCGTGATTGTGCGCGACCAGAGAAAGGTGTCAGGGTGATGGCAGCAGGATCAGCAGGGCGTGGAACTCCACCGATCGAGGCTCCCGAGGGCGCGCAGACTGCGGTGTCCGACGAGGACAAGGCCAAGGCCGAGGCTGTGGTCAGCGCGTCGGCCAAGGACAAGTCGAGCGAGAGGTACGTGTTCTACACGGGCGCTCGTGAAGCGGTGCGTGCATCCAAAATCAAGGATCCCGTGAAGCGCGAGGCGCGGATCAAGTCGCCGGGTGTCGGATCGTTCTGCGAGGTCACCGCTACGCAGTGGTCGCAGGCTGGTATCAAGGCCACTCACGGCCATGTGTGGAAGTTGCAGAACGAGTTCCGGATTCCGGCGAGCCAGTTCACGCAGGAGCAGATCGACCACTTGCTGAGCACGCAGGGCAAGCGTTTCGAGCTGGTCGACGGTAACGGAAAGAAAGTCGCCCGATAGGGGCGAACGACAGCCTGTCGTGCATAGCGATAATCCCCGGGACATTCGGTGCCCGGGCGGCGCGCTGCACTTCAGAGTTGTCGACGGCTTTCTTGAAATCCGTTGCAACAACAAGACGTGCACGGAAGGCAATTCGGTCGTCGTTTACCACCACTACTCGCTGCCAGAACTTGAGTTGGTGCGCACTGTGAGGCTGCAAGACCCATTCGCGCGGAGGCCTCGGAGCCCAAGATATCGGAAGGAAACCCGTTAAATGGTTGCATCACTTGGACAACCCGACAGCAAGCCATATGGTCTACACCGGACCTGGATTACCCCCTACCTGGACGAAGACGGTTCGGTGCTGAGCAACACCAGCTACCGTCTTCCGCTGGCCCGTAAGCTGATGTTCGCCGAGAAAGAGGACACCGATACCCTCGACGGTGACGACAAGGCTGCGGTCGCGATCCAAGGCAAGGGTTGCTCGGTGGACGGCTCCATCGAGTCCGGCGGTCTGGATCTGATGACCATGTCGATTTTTACCGGCGCCCAGCTGGTCGAATCTGGTCTCGAGCCCAACCTGAAGCGCACGATGCGGAAGCGCGGTAGTGACCAGCGCCCGTACTGGCGGGTCGATGGCCAGGTGATCTCCAACAGCGGCGGTGACAATGTCGCCCGGATCTACCGCTGCAGGGCCAACGGCAAGATCCAGATCGACATGCAGTACGGCACCTTCATGACACCGGTCATCGACTTCAAGGGCACCCCTTTGCCGTTCGATGACTCCGACTACGCCTACGACATCGATTTCAACCAGACCAAGACCACGTTGGGGTCGACGCCGACGCCGAACCCGTTGCCGACGGTGAACAACTTGACGGTTGGGACGATCGCCGCGACGACGGTGGACTTGTTGTGGACCGACATTCCGATCGCCGACAGCTTCAAGGTGCAGCAGTCGCCCACCGGTGCCGGAACGTGGACCGATGTCACGGCGCTCAACGGCGGCGAGCCGACCGACCCGTCCACGACTGTCGAGGGACTGACTACGGCCACGGGCTACGACTTCCGGGTCGCCGCCGTGGTCAACGGGGTTGTCGGCGAATACAGCTCGCTGGTGACAGCCACCACCCTGTAGCCGCAACAGCATCAAGTACCGGAGCCCTAGGAGGCCGACATGTCCGACATGTCCACACCGATGCAAGCCCAGCAGCCCTACCAGGCGATCCCGACAGTCACGCCGGTCGCCAAGGCGTGCACACTGCCCCCGCCAGGGTGGGTGTGTTCGAGGGAGGATGGGCACGCGCCGCCGTGCGTGGCATCGCAGGACAGCACAGAGCCGCCGGCGCCGTCTCCTGAACAAGGGGCGGCGCCGGCGGCTCCCTCCGCGTCTGAACGTGCCCAGGAGCAGCTGAAGGCCGTCACCATCGACCAGGGCGCGCCGTATTGGCTACCGCGCAACATCGAAGCCGATCTAGACCTGCCCAGCGGCGGCCGTGTGCGTTACCGCAAGATCCGTGACGGCAGCGAACTCGAACTGGATCTTGTCGAGCTGCTGGACGGGTTCACCCCCGAAATGGTGGTATCAGCCCAAGGCGACGACCGGGTCGAGATGACCCGCGCGATCGCCAACAAAGAGAACCGTGCCAAGATTTTCGACCCGATCGACCGGGTTGTGGTCGCCGCGGTGGTGTGCCCGCGGATCGTCGCGTCGGGGCCCAGCACGGATCAGCAAATCAACGTCAAGGACGTCGACCTGACCGACCGGATAGTGATCTTCCAGGCTGCTTTTGGAGAGCAGCTCGCCAAGCTCAAAAGTGTACTCGGCGAACCGCAGGAGGGCCTACGAGATCTACAAGCAGGCCAAGGACCTCGGACAGAGGCCCAGTGATGTCGCATTTTTCGGCGATTCGGTTGGGCCGCTTTTCCTGCGCTACTTCGACCGCGGTATCTGGGCTTTCGGGGAGGACGTCGGCAGGCGCGTCAATGAGGCCGGCCGCAGCGAAAACCCGGTCCTGGCCCGGGCGCAGCGCGAGCTGGAATGGGAGCGCCTGATGGGGGATGGCTTGCCGACGACTGTTTTCGCCGAGCCGAGCCCCGCTGAAGACGATTCGGATGACTTCGATGAGGACGACGAAGTGCTGCTCGGCGACGAGGATGTTGTAGGTCTCGGCTAGATGCCCGACTACTACCTGGGACGCGCCCACGCCAATATCGAAATCGACTACAACGGCTCGGGCGCTGATGAGGCCGCCCGGGATCTTGACAGGGTAGCGAAATCGTCGGCCGAAGCCGATTCGTCGCTGACGAAAACCAGTCGCACGCTGAAGGATACCGACCGGGATTTCGATTCAGCCGGTAACTCGGCGCACGGCTACAGTGTGAGGCTCCATGAGGTCCGCGACGCCAGCGAGGATGTCGACCGGGCAGAGAAGGAACTTCACCGGACACTGCTGGACAGCAGGGCGTCGCTGGAGGATGTGCGGCGGGCCACCGAAGATCTTGACGAGGCTCACCGCCGGCATGCGCGGGCGACTGAGGCTGCCCGGGCGGCGCACCGGGCGCTGGCCAGTGAACTGACCGTTGGCCAGCGGGTAATGCGTGGCCTGGCTGATCTGGTCCCGAACATGGAAAGTCGGCTCACGCAGTTGGGGCGCGTGCAGCAGGACGTGTCGCAGAAGTCGAACACTTTGGCCAAAGGGTTGGGTGCGGCGGCCAGGGCGGTCGCCCTGTTGGGTCCGGAAGGTCGGGCTGCTGCGGGCGGGCTTGAGATTTTGTCGAAGGGCTTCGACAAAGCGGGTTCTTCGGCGTCGGCGGGCAGCAGCCATATCGCCGGATTCTTCAAGCAGATCGCCGGATTCGAGGCGGCGTTCGGCAAGATCGCGGGCGTATCGCTGGGTGTTCCGTCGCTGGGCGGTCTGGTGGGCCTGGGTGGGGCGTCGGTGTTGCAGGGCGTGGTCGATGTCGCTGACGCGGTGCGTCAGCTGTCGGGGGTGTTGGGGTTGCTGCCCGCGACGGTCGCCGGTGTCGGGTTCTCAATGGGCACGCTCAAGATCGCGTTGCACGGTGTCGGGGATGCCCTCAAGGACATGATGGCCGATGACCCCAAGAAGTTCCTTGAGGACATCGCGAATATGGGTCCGCTGGCGGCGCAGTCGATGCTGCAGGTCGCGCAGTTCCGGGACCAGTTCAAACTTGCGGGTGGGGCGATACAGGAGTCGTTTTTCGCTCAGGTCTCCGCGGATATTGTTCCGCTGATCCAGACTTGGCTGCCTGCATTGACGTCGTCGATGTCTCGGGTTGCGGGGATTTTCGGTACGTTCGCTGATCATCTGGCGAAGACGCTGATGACACCGCAGGCGATGCAGGTGTTTGAGACGTTCATCGACAACATCAGCGCCGGGCTGCAGTCGATGCTGCCGGCGATCACCCCGTTGGCGAATATCTTCGCGAAACTCACGGTCGAGGGGTCGTCGTTCTTCGCCGAGATCGGCGGCCACATCACTAACTTCTTGTCGGCGTTCGACCAGATGTTGTCGAAAGCTCACGCGTCCGGGGCGTTGCACGACTGGATTCAGACCGGCATCAACGCGTTTGGGCATCTTGTCGGCGCGGTGTCGCAGTTTGGGCAGGCGTTTTCGCAGATCATGACGGTCGCCGACAAGTTCGGTGGCGGCGGCCTGCTCGGCTTCCTGGACAAGCTCGGTACGCAGCTCAATGCGTGGACGCAAAGCTCCGAAGGCCAGCAGGCCATGTCGAGTTTCTTCTCCACGCTGCGTACGGCGACGGATGCGTTTCTGCCGATGCTGAAGCCGTTGACCGAGGGGCTGATGTCGATCGGTCAGGCGTTCGTGCAGTTGGGTGTCGCGACAGCACCGGCCTGGCAGACGTTCTTCAACACGTTCGCGTCGACGATGGCCGAGCTGGGACCGCACATTGCGGGAATCGCGCCGTCCATCAGCACATTCCTGGACAACCTCGCCGCGGCGATGATCAGGCTGACACAGACCCTTGGACCGCAGCTTCCGCAAATCTTCCAGGATCTGGCGAACGCATTTGTGGCGCTGCTGCCCCAAATCCCCCCGCTGGTACAGATATTCACACAGCTGATCGAGCACGTGGGCCCACAGTTGCCGAAGTTCTTCGGTGCTGTCACCGATCTGATCGAGCAACTCATTCCGCTGATGCCGACCATCATCGGCTTCATCCGCGACTTCGTCTCCGCAATCACGGTGTTGGTCGAGATCGGCGCCGGCGTCGAAAAGACGCTCAAGCAGATAATCGACGTCATCCTGACGGTGGGTAACGGGATCGCCGACTTCATCGGCGACCTGCCCAAGAACCTGTCGGGTATCGGCGATGCCATCGCTGGCTTCTTCAAAGACCTGCCGGGCAAGGCTCTGGATTGGGGCAAGAACCTGGTGCACGGCTTGATCCAGGGCATGCTGGACGCCACCGGTCTTAGTGGCCTGCGGAACGCCGCGAAGGGGATTGTCGACCGGATCGCATCGTGGTTCCAGAGCTCGCCAGCCAAGGAAGGCCCGTTCTCGGGCGCCGGATACACGCTGATCCGCGGCCAGAAGATGGTGCAGGACATGGCGGCCGGAATGATGGCTGCACAGCCTGCGATCGCTTCTGCTGCGGCGTCGACGGCGGCCGCGGCAAGCGGCGGGCTGGGCGGCGGCCGGGCACCGCTGCCCGGCGGGCTGGAAACTGCCGGCGGCGCCCTGCTTCCCGACAACATCGCAGGCGCCGACAACAGCATCCTCGACGCCTACCTGCGCCACCAGTTCCCCGACAATCGCGGGCTCAAGGGCTTGGCGAAGGATCTGGGCAACCTGCTTTCGGTGTTCCAGAACGGGTTCAACCTGGCCTACCAGCAGGGGTTGCAGCCGCTGATGCAGGTGATGGGGATGCTGCCCGGGGCCAACGCGCAGACGTGGCGCAAGATCCCGGCGGCACAGTTCGCGGCGCAGCAGCAGGCGGATCTGCAGCGGCAGGCGTTGCAGGACGCGAACAAGGGGCCGAGCTGGCGTGATGTGCTGGGCGCGGGCGCGGGCGCGTCCGGCGCGGGCGGGCAGCAGCAGACCCCGCTTGGGCTGTCGGCGAGCTCGAGTAAAGAGCAGATCCAGCAGGCCATCATTGCGGCCGGCCGGGCCCGCGGTCTCAGCGACGCCGACATTCAGACTGCGCTGGCGGTCGCGGCCGCCGAGAGCGGTTTCAACCCGACGATCTCCGGTGGTGTGCAGGGCAGCGCGGGTCTGGTGTCGGGCCTGTACCAGCAGTCGCCGAGTTCGGGCTGGGGGACTTTGGATCAGGTCAACGATCCGAACTATGCGATCAACGCGTTCTACAACGCATTCGTGAAGCAGCTGGAGAAGAATCCGACGAATCCGCTGCTGGCCGCGGTGCTCACCCAGAACCCGCAGCTGGGCGGCGGGGCGCAGGGCTCGGACTATTGGAATGCGGTCAGCAACAAGCTGGGGTTGGCCAGCCAGATCCTGCAGCAGTTCGGCCCCGGTGTGAAGGGCCCGTCTTGGCAGCAGGTCACTGGTGGCGGTGGTGTGCCGACCACGGGGATCGCGTTGCCGCCGGGAACGAAGGTCGGCCACGATGGTTCGATCTCGGTGCCGCCTGGTACGCCGCTGCCGAGTTCTGGGATCGGGCTCAACGCCGCGTCGCGGGCCGGCCAGGTTCCCAATGCCCCGAATGTTGAGGCCGGCATCAAGGCTATCGGCGGTCTGCCGACGCTGTACCCGACGAGCGGGCCCGGGGCGTATCAGGTGCCGGCGTGGGCGCAGCAGCTTGCCGCCGCGTTCGGGTTGACGGCATCGACGTATGCCAGCGGCGGCAGTCTGCACCAGATGGGTTTCGCGTTCGACTTCAACGGTCCCGCGGCCGGCAGGGAGGCTCTCGCACAGTTCATCTCGTCGAACCTCGCATCGCAGACGCTTCAGCTGATCTACCGCGGTTCGCGCGACTACGGCATCGCCAGCGGACAGACGGTAGGCCCGGGCTATTACGGCGGCGACCTACCGGGTCACACTGATCACGTTCACTGGGCGACGGATGTGCCGCCGGTGATGCTGACCTCCGACGGCAAGGTCATCCCCGTGCAGGGCGTGCTGCCGGGTGCCGGCGGGTTGGGTTCGTCGGCTGGCCGCACCAGCGGGGGACTGGTGCTGCCGTCGGGTAAGACGGTGGACCAGCTGCTGGACAGTAGCAACCTGTCGGCTAATGACCGGCTGCTGCAGTCCTTTCTGGCGGGCAACCCGGACCTTGCAGCCCAGATCGGCGCTGCCCGTACGCCGGGCGCATCTGATGCGACGGTGCTGCAGGCGTTGACCGGGATTGACACCACGATCTCTGGGTTGAAGGCGCAGGATGCGATTGGTAACGAGAACACGATCCGGGCGTTGCAGGCGACTCAGAGTCAGATTGCGCAGTCGACTGGGTTCGCCCAGGGGCCGACGTCATTCTCTCAGGGCTTGCAGGTTGCGCAGGCGCTCGGTGGTGGGGCGGCGAACGCGATCACCGGTGTGATCCAGGCGATTCAGGGTGGTTTGGATTCGCTTACGGCGACTCAAGACATCGCTGACCGGCTCGTTTACGGTGTGCGCAACACCGAGGACATCAACGCGATCGTCGATGACATGCAGAAGTACATCACGTTCGCCGCCCAGATCGCCTCGGCGACGGGCAGCATCCTGCAGTCGATCGGGTCGGTGATCTCGGTCGCCGGCCAGGGGGCGGCATCGGCCGGTTCGGGGCCGACGGGCGGTGACCCGGGCGCCGCGGTGGCCGCGGTCGGCCAGGCCTTCGAGCTGGCCGGCATGATCTCCCAGCTCGTGTCAGGCGCCCTGCAGGCCGTCAACGCCGCCATCGACTTCAGCCAGCAGGCCTACCATGTTGCCGGCACCTACTTTGGGCGGCTGCTGTCGAATCTGGTGGCCGGCCCCGGCGGCACACCGCTGATGGGTGACGTTCGATTCCTGCTCAACACCAACACCGGACAACTGCTGTCCTACAGCCGCGACAATCCCGGCAACCAGAACGCGCTCGCCGTACCCGGGCTCCTCAACGCCGCCTACGGGTACGGGGGCGGCAACCCCAACCCGCAAGTCAATCAGCAACTCAACGTCTATGCCGGGCCCGGCCAGCCGGCGGGGGAGATGCTTCGGGAGGTGGTGTGGATGGTCAACACGAGCGGCACCACAGGTGCACTAGCCCCGTCGAACTTCTGATGGTCACCCGCAACCTTCGCCCCTTCCAATACCAGCTGGGAGACCTGGTTTTCGGAGCCCACACCCAATACCCGGTGTTCGGGGTCAAACCGCAGTCCTACAACGTGAAGGACCAGGACTCCCAGGTTCCGCTGGCAGATGAGACCCGCATGGGCCAGGACACCCTGCAGGGGACGCCGATCACCTTCACGATCGGGGTGAAGGACAACGCCCCGGTCAGCTACATCGCCGGCATCCTTCCCGCCGATCTGGTGTTGAAGTCGTCGAGGCTGCTGACCGCGCTGCAGAAGGAATGGAAAGCCGACGATGTGCGTAAGCAGTGGGGCGAGCTCAAGCCGCTGATCTTCTGCGACGGATACGGGTCGACGCGCCGAATCTACGGCCGCCCAAGGAAATTCGACTACACCCGAAAGACACAGACGTCGCAGTTCCACAAGGTGACCGCCGAGTATGCGCGCATCGACACCCTGTCCTACGACGATACCGAGACGGTGGTGTCGCTGATCAACGACGCCGAGCCCGTCTACTACACGCGTGCTGGTGGGGACGCGCAAGCCTGGTACCGGATCCTGCTGTATGGGCCGATGCACAACCCGGTCATCGACGTCGGCGTCGACAACTTCATTTTCAACGGCGACATCTTGGCCGGGGACTTCGTCGAGATCAGCTCCTACCCGTGGCAGCGGCGCGTCATCAGCAATCACGGAATCAACTTGCGCACCAAGCTGATCGGCAACACCAAGTACCTGGACCAGCCGAAACTTCCGCCGAACACATCGATCCCAATGTCCTGGTCGGCCACCCTGACCGGCGTTGACAGCAAGTGCCTCGTGGTGTGGCGCGACGCCTACCACATCTTCTGAGGGAGCTGCACCTGATGAGCAAAGAACAAGTCGAAGCCGTATTGAAATCCCTTGAGGTAAAAGGGCTAATGCGCCAGACGTCTGAAGCACTCTGGGAACCTACCGATTTAGGCAGGCTGGTAGCCCACAACACAGGTGGTCGAAACTAATGCCGCTTTCTGATGCCGCCATGCTGGTCGGCGCCAACGCGATCCGCCTGGCCCTGGGCGGGGCGAAAGCCCACACCGATAACCCGGGCACCGGTGGGGCCGCCAACGCGTCCAGCGCAGCCATGGTCGTACCCGCATGGACGACGCCCGACGCGGACGGAGACTTCGACCTGGCCGCCAACCTCAACTTCTCCGGCGGAACACCCAACGGGCCATGCACATGGGTGTCGCTGTGGTCCAACACAACCGGATCCGGCATCTGGTACGGCAACTTCGAGCTATCCGGTGATCTCACCTTCGACGCCACCGGGTCCATCGCCATCACATCCCTCGCACTGAACGGATCCTCGAGCTAGCCGATGGCCACAGCCACAGCGTCCGGCACATACGGGTGGGCCGGCACCGCTGTCGCGGTGCGCCCCTCCCACGCATCCGCATCGGGAATCTTCGAATGGGCCGCCACCGCGGTGGCGCTGAGCCCCAAGACCGCCACCGCGTCCGGCGGCTTCGATTGGAGCCTGCGCCGGGCGACCGCCGACAACGGCGAATACATCATCGACCCGCCGCGCTGGCGTGTCATCGTGCAGGAAATCCGCAGCGGCCAGATCGTCATCCCCGACCTGACCGTCACCAACCTGGTCCACCAGCGCGCCCTGTCGGCGCCGGCCGACATCCAATGCGACGTCGACTTCCACGACGACTCAGTTGCCGGCGTCGTCTTCAAGCCGTGGGGCCACCTCATCCACATCGAACGGGTCATGCTCGGCAAGCGCCGCGTCTGGATCAGCGCGATCGTGCAGCCATCCGAGATCGACGAAAAGACCGGCATCCTGCACCTGAAAGCCAAAGGCTTCTCCTGCTACCCGAAGAAAACCCCGTGGCTTGAGGACATCAACTGGCTCGCCAACGATGTGTTCCGGCCGGTGGTCGCGATCTGGGACCACATCCAGCACGACTTCCCCAACGGTGACCTAGGCGTCGAAGTATTCCCGCAAACCTCCGGTGTGATCCAGCTGCCCGGGTACGCGTTCGACGGAGACCTGTTGAACCTCAACTTTTTCGCCACATTCATACGGGCGCAAGACAAGCTGGACTGCGGCGACTACATCGACGCCCTGGCGCGCGATACTCCATTCGACTACGCCGAACGCTCGCAGTGGAACGCAGCCCGCACCAATGTGGTCAAGAAGATCGAGCTCGGCTATCCCCGCCTTGGTCTGATCCAGACCAACCTGGCGTTCGTCATCAACGAGAACGTCCTATCGGCCAAGCCGCACATCGAAACCCAGATCGATTGGATCAGCGACGTCGGGGTGTCGGGCTGGTTCCCCGGCATGGAGGCCTCCTACGAGCTGGCCAACGCCGACCCGGACCGGCTACGCCGATACCTCGACGAGACAGACGGGTTCATCGACTCCAACGAACGCGCCGCGTCCTGGGCGCACAAGCGGTTGGCGCGCCGCCAGACCCCGGCGTATTGGGAAGAGATCACCGTCGACATGAACCATCCGAACGCCCCGTTCGGATCCTACGATGTCGGCGATACGATCACGGTATCCGGATTCATGCCCTGGGTCGGCGATATTGCGCTGGCGCACAAGATCATTGCGATCGGCATCGATGACACCAAAAACATCTGCAAGCTCACGCTCAAGGCAGAAGGCGCGTTCAACTACGATCCAATCTTCTTCCCCAGCGGTGTGTCCAACATCGTCGGCAACCCCGGCTTCGACTTCAACCTGACCGGCTGGACCGCCAGCGGCGGGGGATGGTCCCACGACGCCGGCCAGGGCGCGAACCGGCTCGGCTCGGCCACCGTCGTCGCCGACGGCGGCGACCACTACCTGATAACGCAGCCGTTCGGGCTCAGCCCATTCCAGATCTTCCCCGTGCGGGCGTCGGTGAAATGCTCCAACGCCGTCTCGTCCGGGGCCGCTGTGCAGGTGTTCGCCCAGTTCTACGACGATGACCTGACGCCGACCCAGGCGTTCATGGTGGGCAGCGTGAGCCCGCGCGGCATGGTGCCGTGGACCAGGCTGGGCGGCAAGCTGATCGCGATCCCGCCGAACACGCGCTGCGCGTTGGGCCTGTATGTCGGTGCCGGCATGACGGCCGGCCAGGTGTGGTTCGACGACGCGGAGATGGTGCTGTGAGCCCGCCCGGGTTCGGCGGCGCCCCCTACAGCTCGCCGCAGGAGCGGACGCTGACGTCGATCACCGACGGCCGCGAGCAGACGCCGAAGAGCGCCGAGGAAATCTCGCGGATGCTGCAGACGCAGCAGGCTCAGATCCGGTTCCTGGCCAGCAATCAGAAGCAGATGCAAAAGGGCATCAACGAGGCGACCCAGAACCCGATCCAGCAGTTGCAGCAGTTCATCTCCGATCTGGTCGTGTTGTTCGGCGGCGGCCAGCTGGCCCAGGGTGTGCTCGACTTCGGCGACCTGACCTACATCCTGCCCGCGCTGGGCGCACTGTTCGGGTTCGGTGACGGGCCGTTCCCCTTGAACTTGATCGCGGCGGCCGAGAAGTTCTTCTTCGGCTACGTGGTGCCCACGCAGGCATGGACCGACTTGTTGAACCATTTCATCGGCACGTGGCTTGAGGCGTTCGGTATCGACGAGAAGTTCGTCGCCGACGTCAAGGCTCTGGTCACCGCGGTGGGCGAGCTGTTCGACGGTGTTACCGGGCTGTTGCCGAACGTCAACGAGTTCTTCGGCGCGTTGGGTATCACCGCGGCCGGCTTGGGGCCGCTGGGTTTGGCGTTGGCGCCGATCATCAAGCTGTTCGAGGCGATCGACATCAAGAAGTTCGGCAACGCGGTCGAGTTCATCACCGACGCGATCGATCCGTGGATCGTGCAGTTGACGTCGATCATCAACTTCACCAACGCTGTGCTGCACATTTTGGGATCGGGCGAGGATGTCCTGAACTCCCCGCTGCCGCAGCTTACCGCCCCGTGGGCGAACCTGATCAAGTTCCTCGGCGGCATCAACTTCGCTATCGCGAACTTCAATCCTCTGGCCGCGGCGCAGCAGTTCATTGGGCGGCTGCTGATCCCGCTGGGCGGTATCAGCGAGGTGCAGCCGGACCTGCAGCTGGATTCGAGCTTCGACGAGTCGTCTTCGATCGCCGAGGATTCGCCGGCGTGGGCGCCGCAAGACTTGGATCCGCTGGTCGACTACCCGGAAGGCTGGCTGTGGGATCTGGTTGGGCGCAATGCGCCCGGCTCGGCCACCGTGGACTGCGACGGCGCCAATCATGCGCTGCTGGGCACCGAGATCCCTGTGGTGGAGGGGCAGACGTTCGCCCCCGAGTGCTGGCTGACGTGGTCGGGGGTGACCGCGGCGGGGTCAACGTTCAGGCTCCAGGTGATGACCGACGGCGGGTCGGCCACCGACATTGCGGCGGTGTCCTCGCCCGCGGCGTCGGCAGGCTGGACGCACCTGTCGGGCACCTACACCGTGCCGGCCGGGGTGGCGACAATCCGCACACGGCTTTACGTCAGCGGCAACGCCACCGCCGGCCAAGTGTGGTTCGACGACGCCCCGATACGCCGCACCAACCTGATGCAGAAAGGCTTCATCCAGGGACTCGTCGACGACTTGACCGAGTTGTTCGGCAACTTCGCGGCGATGATCGACGGCATCCTGGGGACCGGGCACACCTTCAGCGACCTGGTGACTTTCATCGCGTCCGGGCTGTCGCTGGCGGCTGAGGCGGCCGACAACTTCACCGCCCTTCTGTCGGGGCTGAGCCTGGCCAACATCACGTCTCTGGTTTCGTTCCTGGCCACCGCGAGCAGCAACGCTGTCGACGCGATTGGCGCTCTCGGCGATTTGGTGGCGAACGCGCTCCAGGTCGACGCAGCCGGGGTCGGCACGCTCATCGCCAGCTTGTTGACGATGCTCACCCAGATCAGCGACATCTTCAACGGGTCGGTTGTGACACCGGTAAACACTGTGGTGCAACAGATCAAAGACTGGTGGGCGGCGACAGGCGCAGTTCTACCGGCTGCGATCACTAATGCTGGTGCTGCTGTTGGGGATATCGCCGACATCATCAGCAATGCTGCTCAGTCGACGGCGGCGCAGGTGGGTGCCGCGCTTGCCGGTGCGGTGGACGGTATCGACGATGTGGTCAACAACGCACTCAACGACGCGGGCGTGGTGGCCACAGCCTTCGGGATGGCCGTGCAGGGCGCGTGGAACACGATCGTCAACGCCTGGATACCCGGCTTCGGGGCTACCGCGGCGACGCCGGCAACAGTGGCTACCGCCGCCGCGAACTCCGCAAGTACCGTGGGCCAGCATTCGGCCGACATCTCGGCCATCCAAGCCGCATTAGCCTCGGCGAATAGTGGCTCTGTGGGGGATTTGAATGCGGCAGTAGAGATCGACCCCAATGGCTCACTTCCGAGTGAATTCGATGATGATGGCACCATTGTCATTGGTGGTACAACATATGCAATAGCAGAATATAATGCCGCCGAAACCCCCACAGATGAACAAATTGTAACAATTATTCCGAGTAACATCAGCGCTCACTTGTTATTGCGAAAGGGGGGAGACTCCTTCGTTTTTGCTCAGGTGGCCGCGAACGGATGTACAATTTATGCCATTGTATCTGGTGTAGCTACCGTTATTGGTAGCGCCAGTTGGCCAATCTACTTTCTGCCAGGCCGATCGGTATCGGTCGCAGTTGGACCTGATGACTACAATTTCAAAGTATCGGTTAATGGGATTTTGAAGGGCACTATTACTGATTCAGTTCCGGTATCGCAGAAAGGCTCAGATTACCGGTCCATCGGGTATTCGGAATTTGACGATGATCCACCCCTCGACATCGGTCTTCCGGGAAGATATACGCAATGGGGTGTATATGGCCCGGGTGTCGTGCCCGGTGGCTGGGCACTGTTACCCGATAATCCAAATACCTCTGCGGAGCAGTATTGGCCAACTGACACACCCTTGATTCTGCGGGGTAACCCCGATCTGGAATGGGAGCGTCGCGGTCCAATACACCGCTGGATAGCCCCGCCTTATCCGGGCTGGACGCCAGTTAACCAAGGATCAGCAAGCCTAACTCTGGACAACGACTCGCTACTGATTGAGACGCCAAGCTCCAGTGGAGACGACACCCAGCTACACGCGTTTGTGCGATCAATGGCGAACACAAGCAATTATTCTATCGAGTCATATCTTGAGGTAACGCCACCGGCAGTTGCGGATTTCTGGCATTGCGGCATGCTGCTACGAAACTCATCAACCGGATACATTCTTATGATGTCTGTGGTACAAAGTTCTGGCGTATCTACAATTGGTTCTTATATAGGTGTCGCGCATTGGAATGGGTACACGACCAGCGGGGCGGCTGCGTATATTAACCAGAGTTTGAATTTCTGGCCAGAGTTCCCGCATTTCATGCGGTTCCGCGAGGACGGGACAGACCGGTACTTCGAAGTGTCGATAAATGGCGTCGATTGGCGATCGATATGGCTTCAGACGCGATCCACCCACACCATTCCAGACCAGTACGGATTCTTTGTTCGGCAGAACACCGGCTGGTCTCAACCATTATCTCTACGAGTCAGGTCTATCAATGAGTACTGACAGGGAAGTCGTCGCATGGGCATGATCGATGTAACCCGAATAACTCCTCGCGAATACCGTGCTATCCAAGTTATCGATGCCAACGCCGCCGAGGTGATGGGGCTCGCGAAGACGCTCAAGGAAACCGGCAGATTTAACGCTGACGCTCAGCTCATAGATCTAGACGGTGGAGGGGCGGGCTGGCGCGTGTTTCTGCGTACGCCCAAGGGCAACGCCGACATTGTGGCCAATCCCGGCTACTGGATCGTGTTCTCCGACGACCTGCAGGACGTGCAAGTCCTCACTGGGCCCGAAGCGGTCGCGGCTTGGCACCAGGAGGTTCCCCTGCAGTGGGAATCGTTGGTCACAGTCAGGGCGAGCGCGGACGGGACGGCTGAAATCTCGGTGGCTCAGCCGACATCGATAAACGGCCCCTTCATTTTCGCGGTCACGATCGATGGCCAACCTGTCGAAAGTGAACCCGCCGTGGCGCTGGTCAAATCGCCCGGTCCGAAGGTTGAAGGCATGATCATCGGGGCCAGTGTCACCCACACCGCTACTGGCTTAGAGCCCACTAGCGAACACACCGCGGTCGTCAAAGTCACAGACGGCTACGGGAATTCCGCCAGCAGCGATCCGGTGACGTTCACGATGCCCGAACCTCCAGATCCCGATCCTCCCGCTGAGCAGGATCCGGGCAATGGATAGCCGCCAAGCCGTGCATGCGTGGACTGGCGTGAGATGAGCATTGCGCGGCGCGCCGGCCCACCCGAGGCGCGCTGCATCATCTGTGGCTGCCCAGGCGGCGACCACATCCCACTCAGGTATCCGCTGCGCGCCTGGCTCCTGCACATGCTGCCCGCGCGCCTCTGCAGGGTTCTGCGGCCGCGACGGCGATGAAACTCACTGTCGCCGAATTCCTGCTCATGACGGGATTCGTCGGAACAGCGCTGCTCGCAATCGGATTCATCATCGGCGAAATCGCCGCCAAAATCCACCACGACCACAAGAAGGGGCGCTGATAGATGGGTGTCATTCCGTTCCCTAGTCCTCAGTCGGAACCCAAGTCAACGCCCGACGTTGCGACTCAGGGCGCGTCCGTCGTCGACGCGCTGATCCGCTCACCGCTCGGCGAAAAGACCGTTGGGGAGGCTTTCGCCGGCCTCGCACAGATGCGCATCAAAGACGTTCTGCGCGAGGTCTTCACTGTGGACGACGAGGCGAACTGATGAGTTACGGCCTGCCCACCGGAACCAACATCAACTACGGGCAGCCAGGATTCCCCGACTGGGTCTACCAGCTGGGAGCAGCCTTCAACCTCCGCGCCTCCACCTATCCGGGGCACCAGGAATCAGACCGCGTCGAAGCCGGGTACGCACGCAACCCCAATCGCCAGAACCGGGGTATCGACTGGGCCGGGGCAGTGCCGGACATGGACCGCTTCGCCGAATATCTGCTCTCCACGCGCGGCTCATTGGAGCAGGTGATCTGGCAGAACCCCGCCACCGGAGCCCGCATCGGCGTCGCAGGCGGCAAAGACGTCACCCAGACCGCCTACTACGCCGCCGACTACTCCGGCCACACCGACCACGTCCACACCCGACAGAGCGAGGCCATCCCCATGCCCGATGCACCGCCGAAAGACACGCTATTTGCCGACGTCTCCGAATGGCAAGTGCCCGTGGACGACTCCTACCCATACCCGGTGTTGTCGATCCGCGTCAGCGACGGCTCGTACCAAGATCGCAACTTCGCCCGGAACTACACGTGGATGCGCGCCGCGCTGAACTCCGGGAAGCTGACATTCGGAATCGTCTACACCTACGTTCGCCCCCAGACCTGGCAGTCGAACGCCGCCACCGTCAAGCAAATGATCGACGCTGCGGGCGGCCTGCACCCCCGCGTCGCGCTCATGCTCGACATCGAGAGCGGGGGCAACCCGCCCGGCGATCAGTCTGGCGGCATCAACGCCCTCTACTCCGCGTTGGCCGACTACACCGGCGACCCAGCCCGAATCATCGGATACGGCAACGTGAGCGACCTCAACGGCATGTGGCGCACCAAACCGCCCGGCATCCGACTCATTGTCGCCGGATACGGCCGACTCCCCACGTATCCGGGAATGGTCGCCCACCAGTACACCGACGGCCAGGGCTACGGCGGTGGGCTCCCTGAAGGATGCCCCCCGTTCGGCAACTGCGACATGAACGCCGCCAACGGCCTCACACCAGCGGAATTCGCCGCTGCCTGCGGAATCAGTGGTGACCTGCAGCCCGAACCGGACCCGGAGCCCGGCCCGCCCCCGGCCGGACCCGTCCCCGTCGGACCCGCCGACGACCAACTCACCCTGCGCTGGCCATGCCTCGGCGACCAAACCCTCGTCGAAGCCGTCGCCGAGATCCGCGACGCCGTACTGGGCACCAACGACCGGAAGCGAGGCTGGTAATGCTCACCTGGCTCATCGTCATTCCCGGCTTTCTCAAAGGGCTGCGCTGATGGTCCGCCACCTGGCCCTGGTCTACCGCGGCACCGGCGGCATCATCGGCGAGGATTACGTGTCCCGCGTCTGCCAGCCCCTCGCCGACCTTGTGCAGGAAGAGAACCCGCCCTGGGCCGCCACCATGGGCGGGCTTCCCGTCGCGGCCGCCGGAGCCCCCAGCGACCCGTCGATGAACAAGGGCGCCGCCGACGCCCTGACAGCCAGCATCCCCATGATCGAGCGCGCCATCAGCGAGAACCCGCAGCGACGCATCATCATCGGCGGATACAGTGCAGGCGCCTACGTGGCCGCCCTGGTGCGCCGCTACGTCCAGCAACGCCACCCCGATAACTACCTGTGCTCGTTCAGCCTCGGAGACCCCACCCGGCCACCCGGAGGCGCCTACTACCCGTTCGACGCCTCGGTGCAGCCCGGCGGGCAAGGCATCGGTTCCTGGCACTACGGCGACGTCACCGACCCGCGGCATTGCTGGCTGTCGAATCACACCGCGCCACCGAACCTGGGGCCGGACATGTACGCGATCACTCCGCTCGGCGTCACCGGTGAGATCATGCAGGCCGCCTACGACATGGTCACCGACTTCAGCTTCTCCGACATTCTCACCGCCACTCGAGCGATCGTGCAGGCCGTCCCCAAGATCGCCGAAGACATGGGCATCGACGTGCCCGACGTCCTGGCCGCGCTCGCCGGCGGAATCCCCGGCTTGGCCGGCTACGGTATCCCGCTGCTGGTCGGCGCGCTGTCCGGGCTGATCGGATTCGGCAACAACGACACCCTCACCGGCACCGCGGCCGGGGCCGCCGCCGCCCGCATCGGACTCACCTTCCTGGCCGCCGGGACCGGCCCGCACATCCGCTACGAAGTCGACGAAGTCTGGCCCGGCCAAACCTACCTCGGCCTCGCGATCCAACACGTCCGCTACTGGGCCAGCACTGTGCAGCCCGACGCCGCGTAGTGCCCATTTCAGATGTGAACCGACCTTCAGTGTTTTCGGGTCGCTGACCTCTACACGGAAAGGCAGTGCCGCGTTATGCCGAAAAGCATCTTCACCAAGATCTTCTGGAAGGACACCATTGACCGCGCGGTCGCCGCCGGCGGCGCGGCGGCTGTAGCCGCATGGACCCTGGGCGCATTCAACGTCGTCCCCTCGGTCCCCGGATACGCAGTCCCCATCGCCTTCGCCTGCGGGGCCGGCCAGGACATTTTGCGATCACTCGCTTCATTGCGCGTAGACAACGGCACCGCCAGCCCATTGGCCGATGTTGTGGCCGCCGACCGCACCACCCAGCCGCGATGAACTGGCAAGAGCTGGCGCCCACGATCATCACGTGTGCCGGCGTCGTCCTCGCCGCGGCCGTCGGCGGCTGGTTCGGGCACCTCACAGCGAAGAAGAACGCCGAGAGCACCAACCGGGACGCCTTCACACGTGCGTACGAGGCGGCCAGCCTGAACTGGGCCCGCTACACCGATGCCGTGCAGAAGTGGTGCGAGAGTCAGTCCGTTGAGCTGAGCAAGCTCTCGGAGCGCCAAGAGAAGACCGATCTGGCTTTGCAAGCCGAGATTCTGGCGCGCCACAAGGCGGAGCGACTGTATGCCGTCGCCATCATCTATCTGCGACGCATCGCGAGCTGGTTCGCCGAGCACTGGCCAGGCGAGGAAATGCCACCTCCGCCACCGGAACTCGAACCAGACCTAGATCCATAAGGGGGAGGGCCGTGTGGTGAAGCTGCGTCCGTCCGACTGCTTCTGGATCGTCGTTCCGATCATCGCGGTTGTCTACAACGTGTTCCTGGCCGAAGAAGGCGACACGTTGTCGGAGGCTTGGGACCGATACCTGAAACGTTGGCCCTGGCTCAAGCATGTGATCCGTGTGGTTTCAAAGCACCTGGCGAATGAACTGGATCCGCGTGCTGATCCGATTGGCATCGGATTCGTGTTGATTCGCATGCTGTTTAGACGTAGCGGCGCTGTGACTGTGCTCGTCGTCGATGACTAGGTAACACCAAAGGTTCAGCCGTCCCCGGCTGTCTCGTCGAGCTACGCCCGTGGCTCCGAGACAGTCGGGGCTTTTTGTCTGTCGGCCAACGGGCACTACACGTACTGCCCGTTGATGCCCGTCATGCCCACGGATCCGAAGATGTCTGGGAGTAGCGGAAGGCCGCCCTTGTGCCCACCGATACTGCCGTTACCTGGGAGTGTGTTGACGAAGCCCGCGTTCGCATCCCCGCCGTTGCCGCCGGCGCCGCCGGAACCGAACATTGTGGCCGGCCCGCCCCAGCCTCCCCACCCGCCGCGGCCGTTGTCTATGCCGGCGAATCCGCCGGTGCCGCCGGCGCCGCCGTCGCCGATCAGCCAACCGCCGGCGCCGCCCATTCCGCCGGCACCGCCCCGGTAGAGGTTGCCCAATATGAGCCCGGCCGGGCCGCCGTTGCCGCCGGCGCCGCCGTTGCCGATCATTCCGCCCATTCCGCCGGCCCCGCCGGCTATGCCGACCGCTGTGCTGTCGCCGCCGCGGCCGCCGTTGCCGTACAGGATCCCGCCGGCGCCGCCCGCGGTTCCCACGCCTTGCGCGTTGGTGATGCCATCGGCGCCGTCGCCGATCAGGGGGCGTCCGAGGATGGCCTGGAATGGGGAGTTGATCGCGCTGAGAAGCGGGTTCGCGTTGGCTGCTTCGGCGGTGGCATAGGCGCCCGCGTTAGAGGTCAGTGCCTGGACGAACTGGGTGTGAAACTCGGCCGCCTGGGCGCTCAGTGCCTGATAGCCCTGGCCGTACTCGGAGAACAGGGCTGCGACCGCTGTCGACACTTCGTCCTTGGCCGCGGCGAGAACGCCCGTCATCGGTGTTGCCGCGGCGGCGTTGGCTTGGGCGACTACCGAGCCGATGTCTGCCAGATCTGAGGCGGCAGCTTCGAGAAGATCCGGGGCAGTGGTCAGAAAGGACATCGACCGTTCCTCTTTCGTTAGGAGCTTGGGCAGGCGGCGCGGTAGTCGGTGCACTGGCCGGGGGTTGGCTGCTGGGTTACCGGGGTGTAGCCGTGGGGGCCCCACATGCCGGGCCGGCCGTCTACGGGGGACCAGTTGGTGCCGTTCTGCTGCACCCAGGGCGGGACACCGGAGCACGGGTCATACCAATTGGGGGACTGGTAGAGGCAGCCGGGTGGGGGAGCGGCCTGGGCGGGCGGCGCTGCAGCGACGAGCACCACGAACGCCGCAGCAATGGATAGGCGTATCACTCTTACCCCTCTCACCCTCTAATAGAGAACGTAAATCCGCAGTGCTCGCAGTCGAGGCGGAATGCTTGAATAGCAACTATCGGCGCCGGGCCTGGAATCGTCACGGTTCCGCCTTTGCGGAGCGTCCACTCGTGGCCTTCGGCGCGCGTGCAGGGCGGCAGGTCTTCCACACAGTTCTCGACGCCAGCGTCAAGGACTGCTTGAAGCGCGACTCGTATGCCATCGGTTATCACTGTGGCCTACCGGTTCTGAATTGCCGTGTTGGCCATTGGGTGACGACATGCCACGGAGCCGGGTTGTTCGGCCGCACCGCGTGGGGGAGTTGCGGCGACAGTAGCTGTTCTGCCGACCAGATGTCTGGCTGCCATGCTGTGCGGCGCATCTGCTCGGCCGCATCCCGGACGGCAGGTGTCTGCTGGTTGCGGGTCTCCGCCCGGTAGTCCCAGTCGGCGCGGGCGGCCAGCGCCTGCCGGCGCCGCCACTCGCGATCCGCCGCGTAAGCGAGCGCGGCCGCCGCGATCAAGGGGATGAACACCCACGGGTAGGCGCCGATCGCGCCGAGTGTGAACAACACCGTGGGCATGCCGAGCAT